AAATTAACTCAGGCTAATGACTACTATTCAAAAGTCATGAGCCAGATTACAAAACTAAAGGATACAAATATGGCAGATATTATGACTCCCACAATCCCAATGATGATGGGTGGCGGTGGCGGTGACGGACTTTTTGGCGGTGGCGGCGGTGGTGGATTGATCGGTGGATTGATCTTGGGCAGTCTGTTGCGCCAAGGTAATGGCGGACTTTTTGGCGGTGGTGGTGACGGCGCTGGCGCTGCTGGAGCAATGCTACGTAGCCCTCCTGAGCAAGTAACAGCTAATATGAGCTTAATGCAAGCTATTGGTATGGTAGACAAATCAGTAGCAGTAAATGCTGCAACTTTTGAAGCGTCACAAGCTAATCAAAGCTTAGGTCTTACAAACCAATTAAACAACACTACATCTAGTTTAGCTACACGTATTGCTGATGTTAATCAGAACGTAATGGAAAACCGTTACGAGTTAGCTAAAGATATTGCTGCTGATGGAGACAGAACTCGTGCACTGATCGTTGCACAGTACGAAGCTACATTGAATCGTCAACTTGGTGATGCAAACGCAGAAATTATTGCACTGAGAAGCCGTTCAGCTCTTGATGCAGCTACTAGCGGTATTACTCTTACAAATACCAATAACATCAACCAGATGCAACAACAATCTCAGCAACAAGCTCAATACTCACATTTGGCACAGTTAATCTATGGCTTAGGTCAAAACATTACCAATGGTGCAATTAATGTTGGTTCAGGTACATTGACAGCTAACCCAACAAACACAAATACTAGCATCCGCTAATATTTAATGTGTTTAACAAGCCTCACAGCCACAAGTTGTGGGGCTTTTTTTATAAGGAATAAGAATGTTATTTCAACAAACAATAATGCCAATTCCTCCGCCGCCGTTTTTTCCTATAATCCCATATGTTCCTGATCATGACTTGTTTATTAATAGTATTGTTGGTACAGGTACAGTAGGACCCCCAGGACCCCCAGGACCCCCAGGACCCCCAGGACCAAGTGGGCCGCAAGGTGAGCCAGGAACGCAAGGTGAGCCAGGAACGAAAGGTGAGCCAGGAACGAAAGGTGAGCAAGGGCTTGCAGGGCCAATAGGCCCTAAAGGTGCTACAGGCGCTCAAGGAACTACTGGTGCTACTGGTGCTACAGGCGCTCAAGGGCCTGCAGGAGTTTGTGGATTGGTTAATACTATAGTAGTTAGTGAAAATTATACTGCTAAATTAACTGATTTTTATATAGGCACTACTAACGAAAAACCTATTACAATTACTTTACCTAGCGAAGCACCTAAAGGTACACAATACATAATTAAACTACAAATAGGCGCTCCTGTTGGTAACAGAAAAGTAACTGTTAAAAGCGGTGCTGACTTGGATAACACAAGTACCGTTGTTCTAGAAAACCCGTATGAATCATTACAAGTACTTTTTCAAGGTACTTGGCATATTACAAATCGTAATTAACAAAAAAGCCCCGTATAGCAATATACGGGGCTTTTTCTTTATGTTGGAGTATCTTCGTAGCTGTCTTCGTCATCAATGGTGTTGTCACCATCCATGCTATCAAGCTCACTAAATACATTAACTAGCATATCACGATAAGGTTGGTCTACCATGTGCAAATCTACTAAGTATACATCTAAATGATCATTTCGTAATAATTCAGCATGGTACATAAACTGACCAAATGCTTCTAAGTCTTCACTAATGTTTTGGTTTGCATAGTTTTCAATTACTTGTGCGGCTACCATACGGTCAACTTTAGGTACAATGCCTTTTTCAGTTAATTTAACTAAATGTAGGGCTTTGCTTTCTCGTTCACGCATAATTTGGTTGCGCTTGGCGGTACTCCAAGAATATCCGCCATTTCCGCCCCACAAGTCCCAGGCAACACGACCTTTGCTTGGAAAACCTTCTTCGCCACTATTAAAACCAGTAGCTTGTTTATCCACTTCGTGTCGACTGAAAAAACTATACATTCGTAGCACAGTTGACGCTGATAGCGGTTCGCGATCTTTTAGTTGATTGGCTCGTGCTAAACCAACTAGTGTACCGCCTGGCTCACCTTCTTCTTTCCATTTTAGTGCACGTTTGGCTGCACTTGCCATACCTGATGTTGGTTTATATGTCTTTGCCATTGTTAATCTCTATAAGCTAAAATAATTTGTTTACACATTTTAGATCTGACAATATCGTCGTCCATGAATCGGACAACTTCAATATCTGGAATATGATCTAAACGATGAATTGCATCTGATAATCCTGAATCGGGAATATCAGCTTGATCTACATCTCCTGAAATAATCATTTTACAGTTTTTACCAATCCGCGATAACAGCATTTTCATTTCTTCTTTGGTAGCATTTTGTGCTTCATCTAAAAGAACGATGCAATTATCAAAAGTTGCACCTCGCATAAAGCCCAGTGGTTTAGGCTCAATTGTTTTTGCTTTTAATGCGTACTCATAAAAACCTTTTCCAAGGCATCGAGTAAACACGTTATCAAAGGGCTCTAGATAGGGAGCATATTTCTCCTCTAATGTACCTGGTAAAAATCCTAGCCCACGTCCTGTTTCTACGTTGGGTCTAGTCAGAACTATCTTCTGAATACGTCTATGAAAGAGTTCTCCCGCTGCATATGTTGCTGCTACATACGTTTTACCTGTTCCAGCACTTCCTACACCAAATACGATTTGATTAGATTGAATTGCTCTTAGGTACTCGCCTTGTATAAAGTTTAAAGGTTTTACATCTGCAAAACCATACTCCACCGGGTTACGTTCCAATTGAATTACATTGTCACGTCTTGCTCTTTTACCACTTGCCATAAACTTCCTTGTAAGGTTGATAAAATCGGTCTGCCAATTTATATTATAGCAGACCTAGGTATGCTTGTCAAATATAAATTTACTTCTTCTTGGCGTCGTCGACTTTAGTGCCTTCAAGTTTTTCGTGAATTTTAATAGTTTTGCACTCTTCTTGCGGCTTGCCTGCTTTATCTAAAATAGGTTTGCCTGCTTTGTCTGTTTTTTCTTTACAGACTTTTTTGGTTTGTGCTTCAGCGTATGCTAAATTGTTCCACGCTGGAAATGCAAAACCCGCAACTACACATACTGCCCAAAATAATTTTTTCATTTAGTTTCCTTAGTTGATGCAAACTTTTCGCTTGCTGTAAATCCTAATCCCACAATAACTATATACATCATAGAATCAAATAGTTTTGTATCTATTTGGTGACCAAGTATCATTGCTATAAAAGCTGCAGCACATAGTAAAAATGCTAAAAAAGTAATTACTCGCTTGCTGCTAATAGCTGGGTCTTGTGATAGCATGGTCTTTAAGCTATTCATTTAAATCTCCGGATGAGGTGCCTGCATAGGAGCGGGCTTACCGTTAATATAGGTAATACCTGTAGGCGCTGCACTAGTGCCGTTAAATCCTTGAGTTGTTGACAAACCTGGATTAAATGATGGTTCAATTTTAACAGGATTCGCTTTAGCATAAGTATTTGAATTTTCTTGTGCTTGCTTAATCATGTCCCGTTTCATTTCCATTTCTTCTTTGCTACCGCCAGCTAACATAATCCCTGATAAAGTACCTGTTAAGAAGGTAGCAATTGGAATAATCATCTCAAAAAATTTCTGATCAATAGGGCTGATAGCGTTTAATGGCTGAGTAATAAAAATAATTGAGTATAAAACCACAAACACAATGCCAGTTAGTGTAAGCGCCAGGCAAATGCCAATAAAGAATTTTAGGCGCGCCATTAACTGATCTTCAGTATAGATAATTGAGTTACTTTCCACAGTTAGCTCCTTGTGTTTGTTGAGGTGTGCACGCATTCGTTGGTGCAAATGACTGATTAGTTGTTTGAGTTTGTCCATCTTTTGGAGGTCCTAGTCTTGGATCACGCTGGCCTTTAAAAATATGTTCTGGGCAAGTTCTTGTTACATCACATACAGGCATTTTACAAAAGTCTTTGTCCCAGTTTGCAGGGTCTTGGCAAGGATACCTAAAGCTGTCTTTGCCAAAAAATGCTAAAGCTACAGGTATTGATAGCAAGACTATTGCCCATTTAAATAATTTTAAATCATTATGCATTTATAGCCCTATTTTTCCTAGTAATAAGTTAACGATTTTATCTGATAAATCGTTTGGTAAAAACTTTAAAAAACCTAAAGCATAAAGAGCTACTGCTCCGTAAGTAAATATTTTAAAGCACAAATCGGCTGTTTTTTGATACTCGTTCATCGGCCACACCTATTACTTGTTTGACAGAACTCTGCTAACTCATAAAGACCTATAAAGAATAAAAACGCAATAAAAGCCGTAACACCGATAACTATAGCAAATTCATTTAATTCTTTTTCTCTTTGTTTGCGTTTACGCGCTTGAGCATTAAGAAGTCTTGCTTGGTTAGCATCGTCCGCATCCATTTCTGCCTGACGAGCTTTAATCTTCATCCATACATCTATTTTACCAGTCTGCATAAATAGCATTTTAAGTTCTTCTTCAAACGCCCTGGCTTGTTCTATTGCCATTTCTATCTGTAGAGCCGCACCCATGTTTGAGCCTTTTTTAGACGCTTTAGCTTCCATTAGAGCTTTTGTAGCAACACTTTTAGCATCAAACATTTTGCCGATCATAGGAGCAAGAGAGCCTAAGTCATTGGCAACTGCGCTGGCCTTTTTAACCATTGAAATAGCAGTTTGTATGCCCGCTATTGCGGTCATTGGATCTATCATTTTTTCTTCCTCCACTCTAAACAGATTACTTTTCTGTTGTATACATCACCAGACCACGTCCAGCGTACACATTCGTACTCTGGTTTAGTATATCCTAGTACAAAGGTAAGTAATATAGTAGCCATTACTTGTTGGCTAAAGGGTTATCAATAGCTTTCTGTATTTTTGAATCAACTTCTTTTTTCAGCTGAACTACTTCACGTTCAATTTCTCTACGTGCTTCGGCCATTTCTTTACGAATAACATTGGCTTCATTGCGAGCTTTTTCCAAATCCTCACGTACAGCTTTACGCATATCGCGCATTTCTGCTTCTGTTTCACGCTGTGCCACTTTAACACTACGCTCAACTTGTTCTGTGACGGATTCGTTGCGGCGTAAGTCATTCTTTAAGTCTGTTTTAATATCACGCGTATAGTCCGAAGTCTTAGCACTATTTTCCTCAATAACTGCTAACCGCTTGTCAAACTCTGATAAATCAGGTGCTTCATATGCGGCAATCTTCTTTTTCATGCCGGTATAGTCTTTGTATATCTCAAACGTACCATACAAACCACCTAAGCTAGAGCTTACAATTGTAAACGCGACCATTAGTTTAGCTGGTGTAAACTCATATCCGCCAATGCTAATAACGGTGTCTTTTGAAGCATATTTTTTAGCTGCTGCTTCTAGCTCATCAACTTTTTTGTTTAAATCTTCTGCCATACTAACTCCTATTTGTATTGCAGGTTTACTAAGTCTCGATGCTTTTGATCCGACCCTAAACCGCGTAAAACTCTGACATTGTCCACAACTGTTTGGTTTTTGTAAACTTCCCGTGGTTCATAAAATTGTGCATCTTTGAGTGCAACGTTTAAGTAGGTAGCATAACCTTGCGGTTGTGTTGCCATTTGTGCTAAATTAACACCTACTGCCAATTCGTTGGGAGCAGTGTCACGATTTCGAGTTTGCTGAGGTTGATCTTGTTGCTGTTGCTGAAACGGTTGAGCGTCCAAGATTTGCCTAAGTGGATTGTTTAAGTCAGTTAAAAAGTTAACAGTTTGTGCAACTTGTTCTGTTTCTTGCTGACGATATTCCTGCACACTAAAAATTGAATAATTTTGTGTGCTTTGTATTTGTTCAATGTTTGCTGGTGTTAATAGCTGCAACATTGCTGATTGCTGAGTGTTTGATACCGCACTATAGCTTTGCAGATTTTGTGTTATGCTACTGGTTGATTGCTGTACACTAGCATTAATAACAGTATTTGATCTAGTTGAAGAACTTGAAACTTGTATTCCCGTTCCTGAAAAACCAGTCTCTGCGCTGGCTGTACTTGCCGTAACTGCTGCGCTTGCAGTAGCCGTAGCTACTTGCTGTGCTTTGTCTCCAGCTGCTTGTGCTTGAGATTCTGCGGTAGCTACTACTTGTTGCGCTATGGCTTTTTCACGATCTGAATTGCGAGCTATTAGTGATAGCGCGAATCCTAAATTAGGCGAACCACCGCTGGTTTTTTCTTGCTGAGCACTAGCCACTGTTTGAGTTTGTGGTGCACTTTGTTGTGGTGGTGGAGGTGCTCCTGTAGGTGGTGTAGGACCACTTTGAGTTGGTTGTTGTGCGTTTTGAGCCGGTGGGCTACCTGCAGGAGGTGGTGCCCCTGGAGGAGGCGGAGGAGGCTCTGGACTGTCAGGAGGCGGTGTATAGGCTACTTGAGTATTTGTAGTACTTTTTGGCATTAACTTAGCTAAAGCATCTAAGTAGCCTTTGCAAGTAGGTGAGTAAAGCGGATTTGAAGCACAAGGATCTACTGAGTACTTAACCGAAAAGCTAACATTGTAAACTTCAGGTCCGTAAGGTCCAGCCCAACCATTATTGTCTTTGCCAATAAACCCATACTGTACTAAACCTACATTAGATTTTGCTAGTGGGTTTTGAAAAGTATCTGAAAAGTTAAAATCTGTCCAGTTATAATTATAACTTAAATTCCAGCTGTTGCCGTACAGTAAATTATTTGCACCTTTGCCGCCAGTGTTGTCCCAAAATCTTACCAGTGCTGTTAGTTGGTCTACACGACCATCGTCCCAACCATTACCATTTTTAGCCCTAAAACCAAAGTTGTAGCCATTTACTTGCAGACCTGTTGATTCTGGCAACAGTGTGCTTATGTGTTGCTGCTGGTAAACATAAGTAGAACCATAACTAAAGTTTAGTTGATTGCCTGGGCGCACAATAGCATTAGGTCCGCAGTAGCCGGTATCTCCTGGCTGTCCCCAACAAGTTAAACTATCTTGATATACTGCACCTGTCCAAGTTGAACCAGTTGCAGTAGTTGTGGGTATAACAATGTTTCCAGTAGTATAAATTTGACCTGGTACTAACTCTTGGCTATTAGAATAACTTGTGAACAAGAACGCCAAGCAAAGCACCGATACCAATCTTTTTAGCAGTGTCATCAAATCTCTCCACTTTTTCTAATTTAGGTAACTTGTCAGGGTTTGCTTCCCATGCAGCCTTAGCCTGTTCACCAATTTTGCCTTCATAAGGGCAAGGTGTGCCAGCGGCTAACATGGCATCAAATACGCGACGATCTTGACACATAGTAGCAACTGCGGCAACTTTCATGCCCATATCAAACAGTGTTTTTGAGAGCTTTAATCGTTCGCAGTTTAAATCGCGGGTTGTTCCACCGCCTGACACGCCAAAGATTTGTGTTTGAATTGAGCCTGAGCTACCTGTTGAACACAAATCAGCATTTCCGCCACTCATCATTGTGGGCGCGACTGCTGTTGGAGGCGGTTGAATTACACGTTGTGTAATTGTTGAATCGTTAATGTTACGATTAGTTACTTCGCCTGAATTAATATTTTGATTAATATTAGTGTTGGCATTTGTATTTTGATTAACGTTGGTATTTGTTGATACCGCAGTTGAGGTATTCTGGTTAATATTCGTCATTGAACCAGATTGAATGTTATTGTTAGTCGAAGTACTGGTTGAAGTATTGATATTACGATTAGTCATATCACCAGTATTAATGTTATTGTTTGTTGAGGTTGAGGTACTGGTATTGACATTGTTGTTATTATATGTCATTGTACCTGAATTAATGTTATTATTGGTATTTACTGAAGTACTTACATTGTTATTATTGTAAGTCATAGTTCCTGAATTAACATTATTGTTGTTATAAGTAACTGTTCCTGACTGAACGTTGTTGTTATTATTAGTAACTGTTCCTGACTGGATGTTATTATTTGTATTTACTGAAGTCGATGTACTAGTATTATTGTTGTTATTAGTATTTGTAGAATTACTATTAACTGTTGATGTACTAGTGGAATTCGAATTACTAGTAGTATTTGAATTCGAATTAACTGTGCTGGTAGATACCGATGTAGAATTGGTATCTACCAGTGACTTTGAGTCGTATGTACCTTGGTTAATCAGGGTTTGAGCACTCGCACTCCCTGCTGTTACTATTAATAAAGCTGCTAAAACCTGTTTAACCATATTACGCCCCTAATACATGCTTGGCATGTTCATAATGTTTTTTACGATCTTCTAATCCAATAGTACCGCCATTGATACGTTTAGTTAGGGTAAGGATATCATCTTTATCCGCCCACTGATTTAAATTGTTTGTTTCCCAGAACCAGCATGCTGACTGGGCTGCTCCTTCAAAAGTTTCCATATATTCGGAAGCTTCTTCTGGACTAATTTGTAATGAGGCAGCAAACCAAAAGTAGTTATCTTTGCCAGTTAATTGAATAAGACCACGACCACAGTAACGATAGCCGTCTCCAGACTCTGGACTGCCATTACCCATGCGATTGGCATAAACTAAATTCGCAATCTTTTCTGGCTTATTTGCATACTGAGCTGCCATCTCGTCTGTTGGAAAATACTTAGGAAAAATCTTCCTAAGGGTAACTGCACGATAATTTAAGTTTTCTTTGATTGCTCGAAAACCGCCTGACTCATGTGCACACTGCGCTAAAAATGCTGCCATGCGCTGTGGAGTATTGATCTCGTACTCTGGTAAAAGCTTAACAAGTGCGCGATGCCAATACTCAATATAAGGATTTTTATCAACAATTTGTTTTAATTGATTTAGTGTTAATTCCATTAACGTAGTCCTTCATAAATAATTTTTTGTTCGCGATACCAACGCTGCCAAGCGTCTAGTTTAACAGCACATGTATAGTATTCCGTATAGTTAACTGTTACAATTTTTGCTACATCTGACAGCTTTGAATCTTCTGAAAGCTTTTGTAGATTAGGGCATGGCTCTTGTAACAGAACTCCCGGCGCTTGTGGAAACTTTGCTGTAACTGGAACAGTTGTAGAACAAGCACTTAGTAATAAAACTAGTGCAATTGCTAAAATTTTCATTTTGGTGCCTCTGCTGCCTTGTTGTGTGCTTGTACAAACTCTTTGGGTATTACGCAGGTAGTATCATACTTAACTACTTCACGGTCTACGTAACGAACTATGTCTTGACCACGTTCTTTTACAATTTGAGTTTTTACAAGAGTTTTCTGCACAATTTCAGTATTAGTAGTTGCTGATTTAGCTTCCGCTTCCGCTACTTTAACTTCTAAGTCTTTGACACGGGCTAACCAAGCGTCGTTATTTGAAATAGCACCTATCATATAAATGCTAAAGAAAGCTGCTCCAACGCTTGCTACTTTAATTAGTTGTGCTTGTGGTAATATTTTAACAAAGTATGTAACTAAAAATGCTACTATGCTTACAAATAGTACTAAGTAAAAGATCCAATTTGGTAAAAATTGTAATATCCACATTATCTAGGTCCTCCATAGTGAGCCCAGTACTGTACCCAGTCTTCTTCATACTTCAGGAAATAGTTCTTTATGTATGTAATCATGGACTTGATCATCATTAAATCCTAGTGTTTTTAATACTCGTGGAGTATGTGGGTTACATTTTTGTTGCTGACAATAATAATTTTGTTTGTCAGTAAAATTATTTTGTGCTACCATATCTTCGTATTTTAACTTAGGGCGATATTTTTCTATATTGTCCAAGTAATGTATTAGTGACTTCTTGGAAATCTCTAGAATAACTGCTAGTTCAAAGTCAGTATTAATATTTCCTGCGGCAACCATACGATTTGAAAATATGTTTCGTGCCCACTCAGGCAGCTCTCGGGGTTTTGCCCAAGATGTTGGCTCTACAAACTCTTGAAACCACTTACACAGTGGATGTTCAGGGTCGCCTGTAGGTGAAAAGTCTAAAAATGCACCTGTGATTTTATTAGTGCCTGCTACAATATCAAAGCCGTAGATAGGCGCAGCATCATAAACGTGTGGGAATATACACAAATGCATCATATAGAGTTTTTTAGTCTCCGATACATCTATAATATCTAGATTAGCTCTGCGAACCCACGCACTTGAAAAATTCTTGGTGTACCATTCTGAGGTGATTTCTGAAGGCAAATTAAAAGCTCGTGCCGCAAGAATTGCTTCCAACTCTGCTGCATGAGCTTTTAATTTATTGAATATTGTGCTCATTGGCTAACTCTGTAAACAGTTGTATAGCATAATCAAAACAATGATTAGCTTCCGAAGCCATCGAGGTATCTAGTTTATTACGCAAAGTTTCAATTAACTCTTTGCGATTTTCAAATTCATACATAGATCCGCTACCAGGAACACATTTCTTAATCATTTGCCCACCATACATATCGCCCATATGTCTAACGTATAAGTGTGCTAAGATTTGACTGTCTGTTAAATTACAAGCCACATAGTGCGTGTATTTGTGAGTGCTCATGTATAGTTTGCACCCGCTAACATTTAATTCGTCAAAATCTTTTTTAATTAAATCGGCTCGTGGTAGCCCAGGTAAATTGTCTAGTAATCCTCGAATAGTGGCTATGCTTTCAAGCGTGTAGTATACAGCGTGTTGATTGTATAAATAATCTGCGTATACCACATCACTGATGTTTTTTGATAAAACTAATTTTGTGAATGGGTGAGCCTCTGCCTGCTCATGCGATTCATGTGTTAGCTCTTTTAGTGTAGTCATAAATTCTATTGGTTTTTGTCATATCAGCACAAGTGTACTTTTGGTAACTTGCTTTTAACTGCTCAGGCATTGGTATTGTTTGAATTGGAACGCCAAAAGTTTCCGCTACTTCTAGAAAACTTTGTGTAGTACCAGTACCAATGTTAAATATTCCTGATTCTTGACTGTTTAAAAAAGCCAGATGAGTAGCAACTACTTGCTCAACTGGTACAAAATCTCTACGATATTCGTGACTATTTTCAAATACCTTTATTTCGCCAAACTCATTAGCTTGTTTTCCAAACTGATGGTAAGGGCTTGCTTGAGAACCTTTATGATCTTCGTGCGGGCCATAAACATTAAAGTAACGGAAACCCTGTACTATGTTACCGCCCTGATGTTCCTGGTGATGCCGTTCAAACAAGTATTTTGACCAAGCATAGGCATTACGGGGGTCTACTTGAGCTGTTTCTGTAAAATCTGTTCCCAGTCCATATACGCTGGCTGAACTAGAGTACTGTAGGTTTACTCCAAAAATTCTACAAGCTGTAAATAGTTGGCGACTGAAATCGTAGTTTTGACGCATAACCTTGTCAACATCGCGCTCGGTAGTTGAGCTGATAGCGCCAATGTGAATAACCCAGTCTTGTTCCATAACACTGGGCATATTACCGTCTTCCCATTCAAAAGTACTGATCTCGTGGTCAGTACTTTGTAAGGCTTTTAGCATATTTTGCCCAATAAAGCCCTTATGTCCTGTTAGTAAAATTTTCATTTAAAATATGTGTCTGCTGTAATTGCTTTATCGTCAATCCAAATGTCGTATGCTGGTTTACCTGTTTTAGCTGAGTGATATTTACAGCCCCAGGCATCAAGCTGAGCAACTGTAAAATACAGCCAGTCAATTCCACTATTACTACCGCGAGCTGTCCAGTAATGTATTTCGTGCCCACTGTCGTATAGTGCATTAATTTTTGCAATACGATCTAGTAGTGGTTTGCTGTTTGCGTAGTCTCCGCCTTGGGTTTCACAGATAGTGTTATCTATATCTACAATATACTTCATTTTTGACTATCGCCCTTGGCAATGCGATAGTTATCCTCTACAGAATCTGGAGTTGACACTTCAATAATAGTACCTGCTTCTTGGCATATTAGTTGATGGGGTTTGCAAGGCTCATTGTGCCATACATCGCCTGGTTTTAAATACGTAGTATATTCTTCAGCAGTTTCTGTATCTATCCATTTAACAAAAAATAATCCGTCTAGGATATACCAAGTTTCTTCTTTATATTGATGAAAGTGCATTGAAAACTTAGCACCAGTATTAAACTTCATCAATTTGCCACAGTACCTGTCGTTGGTAGCCCAAATGTTTTCCGAACCCCAGCCTTTTTTTACATAGCCTTCAAGCCTCATTTATTTCTTTCAATGTAGGTGCATAAACACCCATATGTTTTACTGTTACTGCAGCAGCACGATTAGCAAATACAAGTGCTTCTGGAATCTGATCCATCTGTAAATAAGCATAGACTAGCGCAGCTAAAAATGTATCGCCTGCTCCGCATACATCTGCAACTTCTACTTGTGGGGCAGGATATATGTGGCCGCCGTATTCACAACCTTGTTTACCAAGTGTAACTATAGTTTGTGAGGGTAAAGTTTTAGCCAGTGAATTTTCTAAACTATTAATTTTTACAAAAGCACCTTCAAATCTGGCAAGATCTGTTTTCTTTGTATCAATAAACACTGGTCCACGAAATTGTTGCAGTATTTCTTCTACTAATTCGTAACTGATACAGCCTTTATTGTAATCTGAAATCACTACTGCGTCATAGATAGCAGGAATAGTCGTAGCTAGTTCTATTGGCCCACCTTTAGCATCTTGATCTAGTCGCATGATGTGCTGATTAGATCTGCTATCTATAAAACGTGTTTTCGTTCCACCTTCTAGTGTAAGTAGGTCAACATCGCAGCCTAGTGCTTTTAAGTTTTCTTCTACATTACCTGCCATGCCGCGACGATTTTCTTCATGTTTGGGTACAAACACAGGCACGGGTGCTTCAGGACTTAAGCGATCAATAGTACCATATACATACTTATCTGTGCAGGTGTCGCCTAGCAATAAAATTTTCCAAAACTTGGGTACTTGAGAAAGGTGTTGATCTAGTATAGAATCTAAGTTGTTTAGCATATTCCGAACCAATTACGGTTTTATCTTTGTAGTCTGACCCAACAACCATTATGTCGGGTCTTAATATTTTTACTGTTTGTGTTAGTTCAATATCGCTATCAAAAACTACTACTTCATCAACCGCTTTTAGGTTTTCAAGTAACTTTTGTCTATGATATTGTGGGTTGAAAGGTCTGTCCAATCCCTTTTTGCTGGCGACTCGGCTGTCCGAATCAATTGCAACCAGTAAAAAGTCACCTAGACTTTTTGCATAATTTAGCAAGTCTAGGTGGCCTGGATGTAAGACGTCAAAAGTGCCGTTTACAAAGATTTTCATTTTTGTTGTTTTACTTTTACAGTAATTAATTTATTATATTCTGGTAAGTATAAGTAGTCAATACCTGTTTGGCTTAAGGTCCACAAGGCATCTTCAAGTGTTTCTACTAAGGGTTCTCCGCCTAAATTAAAGCTAGTATTAAAAATAATAGGCACGCCTGTTTTCTCTTTAAAGGCTTTAATCACATCGTAATAATGCGGATTCTCTTCACGTTTAACTGTTTGAATACGACAAGTTCCGTCTACATGAATAATTGCTGGAATTTTATGCTCAACGCCTGGCTGGCAATTAACAGCATACATCATGTGTGGACTAGAACTCATACCCCGTAAATCAAACCATTCGTGCACATCTTCTTCTAGGATTGATCCTGCAAAAGGTCTAAAATATTCGCGATGTTTAATTTCATTTACAAAGTCTTTGCCGTCTACAAAAGTAGGGTCAAACATTAAACTACGATTGCCTAGTGCACGAGGACCGTTCTCTGAACGGCCTTGGAACATTGCAACAATGTTCTTTTGTGTCATTAAGTTAACTACATCTTCTTTAGTAATCGAATGAACTTCTGCTTCGTATTCAGCAGCAATACGCCCAATATCTTTTTCGGAATAATTATATTCGGGACCTAAATAAATTTCGCTAGGATGTTTATCAGTTGATTGTGTTGTTTGATGATAGCCCCATAGTGCTACACCAACTGCTGTACCGCCGTCGTTTGACACTGGTTCAACATACAGTTCAATGCCTTTTTCTCGCAAAGTTTTTAAGTAGAAATAATTTGCTACACAATTAAGCGCATAACCACCACTCAACACAACTTGTTTTCTACCCGTTAATTCAACAGCTTGCTCAATTAATTTTAATACCTGTTCCTGAGTTTCAGTTTGACAAGCATAAGCTAGATCGCGACGATTTTGTGTGCGCGTAATATCTTTATCACTAATAACAGCTAATTCTGGGTAGAGGTTAGCATTTACAATAGCACCGTTTGGATATCTGGGTACAATTACGTTTCTGTCACTAGTAGGTGCAGTTTGTGTGTCGATAAATAGTTTTGGAATTGCTGGGTTTGGTTTTCCGTAAGGAAATAGGCCCATAGTTTTACCAGCTTCAATAGCGGAAAATCCACAATATTCTGTTACAGCTTCATATACTTTTGTAATACCTGCATGACCACTAACAAACTCAATATGAGTTCCTGATTCACCTAAACGCTCAGAGCTCTGGTTTACGTTATAGTAGCCAGCAATGGGTTCTCTACAACCAAGGTGCTTATATATTGTTTTGAAATCAGCCGGGTAACTACAATCAATGATTGTTTCAGTTTCCCACAATCCAATTGGCTGTTCCATGAAAGATGCTGGATAAACTGTACCTGCACCATCCACAATAACTGCTACAGCATTGTCAAACCCACTGCGATAAAATGCAATGGCTGCATGAATCTTGTGATGTGAATGACTTAAATCTATAACTTGTGGGTGATTATGAATATCAACTTTACGCTCAATAAGCCCCATTTTACGGGCTAATCCTGTATAAACATCGTCTCCTGTATAATCAACTTTTCCTGCAGTTTCTTTTAACGACTGAGTGTGCGAAACAAAAATATAATCTAACTTATCGGTATATTCTTTAACCTTCATCATGGTAGCATAAGGGCCACCATCGTATTTTTGCCTGCTAAGACGCTCTTCTTCAAGTGAAAAAACAACTTTTCCATCTTTTAGCAAGCAAGCCCCTGCATTATGTCCCCTAGCAATTCCTAAAATATATCCTGTTTGTTTCATATTATACTAAAGCTTGTTTCTTTGTAAAAGGTGGTGTACTGTGTTCGCAGCTAGCAGTGTGTACATGAGCATCTACTACTGGTTCAAATTTAGTGTCTTTTTGTTTAGTTTTACCTAATTTATCCGTTACACTCTTAATGACTCTATCAAACGTTTTGTCTTGTAAAATCATCGAATCTTCGTTTTCTCTGTCCGCTATAAAATCTTGAGTAATTCTTATAGGGCTATATTTACGCTTTTCTTTACCATTGTCAATAATAGTAAAGTCTTTGTTGTAAGGGTAAGAGATGTTCTCTGGAAATGTAGCTCCTGTTACAACAGTTGCTGGTTTATTCAGCGCATGGGCATAGTGTTGTCCCATACTATCGCATCCTAAGAAATAATCGCTGGCATTAATAATACCCATCCATTGTAGCATATTTGCCGTAGGCATTGCAGCAGGCATTTGTTTAGTAGTAGGTACTTCTATGTTAGCCATAACAATTACGGCGTAGTGTTTACCTAGTTCTTCGACTATGCGAAATACGTCTCGTAATTCAAAACTACGACCACTAGGGTCAATAATGAAATTACCTTCTTTTGTTATACCAGCTCCAAAAGGCTGGAACACGACTGTTTTTGTTTTTCCAAACTGAGCTTTTACTTGATTAACTAAGTTATGTCCATATACCTGATCTACCTTATTTATTTCTAAATTAAACTTTTTGGGTTCTGGTATTTCTTGATGGTTATTAATTAACATATCGAATGCTTGTACTAAGTTAACTTTTTGGTTAAAGTAAGCATTTAGTCTATAAGGCTCTGGACTAACTAACTCTTTGTCTTTTAGTTTTTCTTCAAAAAGACCTTTATGCCCCACGGGCCATACATTGTTTCTGATAATAGGGCTGGCAAAGAATAACTCTTGCCAGGCCTCGGATACAATTACAACATCAGGATCAGTGTTTTGTTTATAAAATTCAAGGGCTGGTAGAGCACAAAGTACTCTACCAGCACCTCCGTTAATAAAAAATGCTTTTTTCATAAGTAGTATTATTACTTTAGGTAGTAGTTATAAGATATGGTTAATGCTAAATAGCATGAAACTATTATAACATAAAACTACCTAAAAGTAAAGTGTATTTTTTAGCAGTAGTAGTCCCAAGAAACACAGACTGCTCCACCGCCACCATATTCACCACAGCTATAGCCTTGGCTCATGTTCCATATAGCGTTTCCGCCAATACCAGGGGCTTTTTGTGTACCGTGACAGTACATTGAACCAAAACAAGCACCTTGACTGCAGCAACGTGCTGGTGGCCTTTTTATTCCATCCATATAGTCGTGTCTACTGCCGTCAACCCACCAAGATTCTGGGAATCCTACAACAGGAGCTTGTTCAATGTAGCTCGGAGCACCGTCAAACGCGGAACCAACGCAACAACTTGATGCAAGGTATACTCCAGGCCATACAGCATAGTGTCCGTATATAGAAGCTACTTTATCTCGCATAGTTGCTCTACTCATATTTGTACCAAAACCACAGTAGTGGTCAAACATCATAGGAACAACGGCACTAGTACCAGGACCATCAATACAGAAGCCCCATCCACCACACATTTGAAGCCCTCTGATGCAGGACCACGAACTGCCAAAAGTACAGTTACATCCACCATGCTGATTAATATCCTCGCCATTGCTTAGATACCAGTTACCACCAAACTGCCAAGCACAACAATTAGCATAATTGTGCGACATACACATCATACACCAGTGACGGCATGACGACGGTGTAGGCGCTTCCCATGCGTAAAAACTGTAGCCTGCTTGTGCCTGACAGTCACAATAGCACAAGTTAGTACAGTAACCATTTCCGCCACCTGGCTGATTAGTACCATCACCATAACAGCAATATGCACAAGCATAGCACCAGCAAAGAGTATCTCCGGGCGTAACATTAAGCTCTTGCACAGAGTAGGCTCCATTTGGGCCTGGCATGCCGCTGCCTTGGCAGCAAGCTCCACCACTACCGCTTCCAGGGCCCCATAACTGAAACTGAACTCTGCAAACGCCTGTGGGAACAGTCCATTGACATTGTCCACCACATCTGCCATACTCGCAATCAAAGGTAAAAATACCGTTTTGTTTTGGTTGAGTAATGGTACCAAATGTTTTACACCACATATCGTTAATGGCGCACATTCTATTGATTGGCTCCATATTTTCTGGTTTGTAATATCTTGGTATTACATAGCCAGCTCGTCCTAGCCTTGGGTGGGTGCACAAACTTTCTACGCCGTCGCCCACATACCCAAATGTTTCAACAGAAAACATGTTACACTCATCTGTTACTGTTGGACTAACGCCTGCAGCTTGCAAAGCCTCTTTTTTACTGACTCTGTCTTTTGCAGTCATTAACTCAGAAACTAACCTTTGGTTTTCCTGAATAGCTGCATGAAGTAATATATCACTCATAGTTTTTTCCTATTATTCATTGCTAGGCTCAGGCACAGGCTCTGGCTGCGTAGGTTCTTGTACTGGAATAGGTTTTAAAGCCTGTTCTACTGATTTTGATATTTGTGGTACTTCACTCATATTAAAAGTATCATACTTCCACTTTCTAGCATTAACAATAGTAGCTTTATAAGTTTCTAGTTGCGTTATTGCTGCTGTTATTTTTGCTAACATTGCTTCCGAAAATGAAACGTTAATTTTATTGTAGTTTAACAACTCTAATTTGTTGTTAACAACGTCGAATTGAGGAATATGCCAGTTATCATTAATTATAGGGTCTAAAACTATTTTAGAAGTTAGCGTATCATAACTTAAACGATAGTAGTCACTTACCATTGGATTTGTGGTTTTTGCGTAAATACTATTGTCGTGTAGTACTTCATCTTCAAATTCTCTAATATAGTTTAGCTTATATTCATCATCTACGGTCTCTTGGACCAATTGAGCTACAGCAGTATCTGTATTAGCATCTATTTCATAGATAGTATAATTCTCTGTGCTTGCGTAAGGTCCTTGAGTAGGAATACTATCAAAATATACCCCTACTAGACTGTTTATGTTTAAGTTTATAGGAGCATAAAACTTACTAGGACCTATATAGGTCTTAGTAAGTGTTAAATTGTTATCCCACGAATCAATCCAGCGCTCATCGGGGATATTTACAGTAAATTCTTTTTGCATGTTTAATATCCTTTATTAACACCAGCTAACTCGTACAGCGCCGCCAGTACCACGATAGCCGCCGCCGCAATTTCCTTCAGCAGCAAATCCTTGCAAACCGCCTAATCCAGGAGTATCATAGCTACACAGAGTCGTGCACCCAGCTATGGTTTGGCCTCTTGAAGAGTATATATTGCCGCCATGGTTAAACCAGCTTGGGCCGGGCCACACAGCGGAGAGTCGACACAACGAGTGAACAGGTCCGCGGCACCATCTACCCTGCATCTGACAATTTTGGCTGTTATTATTAGTATCATACCACTGCCAACCAGCATAGCTTCCTAGAATTCCTTGAGTAGTTCCGTAAAACTTAACACAGCACTCTTCAACAATTGGATGACAACCGGCCAGCACTCTGCCAGCGTTTGACATACACATCCAAGGAGCACCTTCGTACAAACACCAACCACCATGGTTACCAGTACCTAAATTTTCGCCAATAAACCAATTGCACATTGGATTACCAGTACTAACCGCTTTTGCAGTTATAATACTCTGCCACTGAGAACCGTGACGATCAATCAGCAAGGTCTCTTTGTAGCGACAAGCATCTACGTGCATTCCGCCTTCTGCACAGAAATTGGTTAAACCAAATCCTGTTACAAAACTAGGGCAGGCTTTTAGCTGGTTATCAGGAGTCATGCATTTAGGAGTATAAAACCCACTTATTGCTCCATAATGTAGACAACAGCAAAGCGAACAACCAGCACACAGTGTGTATTGACATCCTGCAACTGCATCAAGTGTTACTGTTGCATATGCGGCATTTCCGCCAGGAATACCCATACCACAACATTCGCCAGCACCGCCATTAGCACCTGCACCCCAAATTTGGAACTGTACTTTTGTAGCGCCTGCTGGTACTGTCCAAGTGCAGGTTGCTCCGCAACCTGCATTACTTTCATTTTGAATAACTCTAGAACCTTTTAACTGACAAAACGGGAGTAACGTTAAGTTACCCCAGTTTTTTGGATCCCAAGTTCTACTACCACCACCACCTCCTGCACTAGCTTGAGCGTTCAGTGTTGCGATTTCATCTGCAAGGGCCTTATTCTTGGCCATTAGAGAATTATATGTTAATATATCTGCCACAATTAGTAACTCCTATTGTTATACAGAAGATATAGTAGCAACAGAACCGTTACTATTATATGTTAGTGTTATTGCCTTACTTACGCCGCCGATTGTCTCGGTATAGCTAACTACTCGATTTACTCCATTTACAAGAGCGTATGTTACATTGGTGTAAGCAATGCCGCCGATTGTACCTGCAGTAACTAAGCCGTTAGCGTTTATAGTAGTTCCACTATCTGCGAAAGTTTTTGTGTATTGTTGTGCGTTAACATAAGTTCTAACTGCATACTCTGTTGGAACAGCAGTATTTGAGTTACCACTCATAGATGCATCACTTGAAAACTCGTTAATAGTTTCGCCAAGTTGAGCACCGATAGAACCCAGTTTCAAACTAGTCAAACCTGCCAGATCGAACGCGTTAGCGTTCAGAGTAGCACGTCCAGTTGCTTGGTCAATACGGAAGTATTCACCAACACGGAAGTTACCATCTTGGTCAGTTGATACATAGTATACACGACCTGGGTAAACTTCATTTGTTTCATTAGCCTGTGAAGCGGGTTGTGTAGGCTCTCCAGGATAATTAGTAGTTGTTACACCACCTGTACCAATAGCCAAGAAGTCATGACCAGTTAAACGAATCTGCGAGTACTTGCTGCGCAAACTAACAATAGTACCATTAGCACTGCCTGTTGGTTTTTCTTGTGCTAACACAACTACGACTTCACTACTTGTGTTTACATAGGTACCACTTACGCTTTGTACAACGTAGGCTAAAGAGTCGCCTTGTAGCTGTATACTTTGGCCTGGTTTTGGCAAAGCTGTTAATCCGTTAAGTACTAATACAAAACCTTTTGTATTTTCTAAAGCTCCTGCGCTGATGGTACCTGTGCCACCGCTTTGGAAAGTTATAGTATTACCTAAAGCAAAGGTACCTGTTGTATTTTTTACGTACAGTTTATTTGCACTGTACTGTACGTTTGTTACAACGCCAGTTGCTCCAGCACTAGTTGTAAAGGTATCGCCAACGTTAATAGACCCGCCTTGATAAACGAAATTAAGTTGTTGTCCAACGATAGCGCCTGTGATTGGAGTCTCTGAGGTTCCAAAACCTTGAGATACTGCACCCCAAGTTCCATAGCTGTTGTTACCGTTTAGCGCACGAATAAATCCGCCACCAGTTGCTATATAACCAAAGTAATTATAATAAGTAAAGCAACTTACAATTTCTGCCTTGCCTTCATCTTTAACCCAATAACCAACACCATTATCGTTAATAATAGTATAGCCATGGAAAATCATGGTTTTAGCACCAGTTGCATGAACTGTACCATCGATTAAAGCGCCAATAGCACCCTGACCAATAAATGAACATTCCAAAACATAAGGAGACTTGTGAAGAATAGGAGATGCGGGATTTAACCGAACCACAACACCTTTAATTGTAGAAGTTGTAATGTCACCAGGAGTGCTTCCTGGAACCCAACCAGTCATACCTCTAAAAGTCATCTTGTTTAAGATTGAGCCGTTGCTCATCAAGAACATTGTTGATTGGTTATTAGGGGTTACGCCGTCGTCACTGTTACCAGTTTTTGGTTGAACGTTAACAGTACGCTGATTATCTCCAACAATAGCTACGTTTGATGGAACTGTGATAGGTAGCTGTTCGCTATATGTTCCGGTCTTAACAAAAATTGTAGCACCTTCTTCTGCCTGTTGGCAAGCATATTTGATACTTGCAAAAGGAGTAGCCATATTGCTACCGCTAGTTACCTGGTCTACACCGTGAGGCGCAACATAGTAAACTTTAGAAGACTCTGTAGCTCCAACCCATGCACCCGCGTTTCCGCTAGCCGTAATAGTTAAACTTCTACCTACTTTAGCATCTCCAGCATTAAGTGGTGCGGCATTATAATCGTTATTTAACAGATCATAATATAAAACATCACCTAAATTAGTGCCTGGAATAGTTTGTAAATCGCCAGAGTTATTAATAACCGACACACCTAAGAACTTGTAGTTCTCAAAAGGCATACCATAAGTTTTAATTTCTTCTAGTTCTTTTTTAGCATACTGAAAGGCTTCGCGTACAGTATTAAATAAATATGCACTAGGTATCTTTATAACACGATCAACACTAGATACTGCTGCAAAATAAGTATTTGTGAACTTTCCTGCAGGAATATTATTTAAATCGTATCCTGTGCTTTGGTTAACATAGCCGTTATATTGAGGAACAGGAGTTAGTGTTGTTGTTGCAGCAAAACCTGTTGCTCCACCTGTGTCAGTTGCAATAATGTTTGCATAACTGTAGTGACGTCCACCATTAGTAACTGTAACACCTAAGATACCGCTTGGAGTAGCTGCTACTGTAAAATTAGCACCTGTACCAGCCGTAGTACTATTAACTTGTACTGTTGCATACGTGTAGTTAGTACCAGGATTTGTCAGTGTAATACTATCAATAGTGTTACCTTGAGCACGAGTTACTGAAATAGCTCCGCCTGTGCTGTACTGATTTCCAGTAACAGTAACTGTTGGGTCGCTAGTATAGTTTTTACCTGGGTTTGTCAGAGTAACGGACTGAATTGGATATCCACTCAGAATAGGATTAACAGTAGCACCTGTACCACCACCGCCACTAATTGTCATAGTAGCAAAAGTATACCCGTGACCGCCATTAGTAATCACAATATCCGTAACACCGCCAGCAGTAATTGTAGCTGTTGCAGTGGCTTCATGACCATCGCCGTTAATTGTTACTGTAGGATTACTTGTATATCCACTACCTACGTTGGTAATTTCATACGATTGAATAAAGTTTTTCAGCGTGTGTACGGTTGCTGTAGCACCTGTACCATTACCACTAATCGTTACCGTTGCGTAAGTATATCCGCTACCAGCGTTAGTTAAGTTAATGTCCGTTACTGCACCAGCAACAATTGTTACAGTTGCTGTTGCACCTGTACCATCACCGTCAATTGTTGCAACAGCTGAAGTGTATCCACTACCAAGAGTATCCATATGCACTGCTGCAATTGGAGTACCTAAGTTAAGTGCGACCGATAATGTAGCGCCTGTACCACCACCACCAACTACTGTTGCGGTTGGTGCTGTTGTATAACGACTTCCAACGTTTGTAACTGCAGCTGAAGCAATGTTTCTGCCTGGGGGGACAACAATTGTTGCAGTACCGCCAGTACCATCACCTAAAAGCGTAACTGTTGCGTTGTTAGCGTAGTTATAACCACCATTATTAAGTGTAATTGATTGTAGAGCAGCACCTGCCAAAACGGGAGTAACTGTAGCACCTTCGCCGTCACCTTGCACGCTTAGTGTTGTAGACAGGCCTGAATAGCCACTACCTTGTGAAGTAACTGTAACTCCGCCCAATACACCTAACTTATATGAAAGTAAGTTGTCGTTTAAGTCAGCAAGTTTCCAGTCAGCCCCATCACGAACTAAGAACTTATTGCTTGTCTTAACAGGTGATGTAAGTGTTAAGTCTGCATCGCGTAACTCGCCTGCTTTGGTATTTGTGTAAGTACCTTGGCCAACTGTACCAGGAGTAACTCCATGACCGCTTACAAGCTTAATACCCTCTGCACGTTTAATATAAACTAATGAAGCTCCGTCAATAGAAATACCGTGACGCTGATCTTCAACAGAGATACTACGATTATTGCGACTAGTTCCACGAACAGCAGCCACATTAGCCATTGTAGTTAAAATAGTATCTGTGCGAGTAGTGCTATTTGTTAGCGAGCCACCGTCAAAGTAAAAGTAGTTATAGCCGTTAATACTTGCTGACGTACTAGATACTAAAGTTGTTTTTTCGTAACGTACACCGCTAACGTAGTAAACAAATTTTGTTTGTCCTGGCGCAGGAAAGATTGCTAAGGTTTTTGCAACTGCTGTTGTTTGATAAGCTGTGCCAGTAGCAAACTTTGAATCTTCGCGAACAGTAATAGTACCGTTTTTGTCGATTGAGTAAACTCGCGTACCATTGTCACTGTACTCAACCACACCACGAGTGTCAGGATGCTGATTGTCAAAACCAGTAGGATCATCGGTTGTGTTTGTAATTGTAGTACCGCTGATAACATCTAAAACACCGTCAATAACAGCGTTGTTATTGATATTAGTTGTACCAGTTGCGGCACCGATTTGAACATCAGTAGCTGCACCAGCAATATTTACTGTTGTAGCCGTTGCGTTAACAACATTGAAAGTTGTTTGGTTAGTGGTAATGTCACCACCTTTAACCTGCAAGTCCCCGTCAATAACAACATTGTTTTTAACAGTGGTTGTACCAGTTGCAGCACCAATATTAACTGCAGTAGCAGCACCAGCCAAATTAACTGTTGTCGCTGTTGTATTTGCTAAGTTAAATGTAGTTCCAGTAACTGTTAAGTCACCGCCATCAATATTTAAATCAGCGTCAACATCTAAGTTACCTGCAACACGGGTATTGCCAAGCGTAGAAGTGCCGTCAGTTGTAAGAGTAGAACCGTTTGTAAGATTTAAGCTACCACCACTGATATTAACAGTAGCACCGTTTTGAGCAGTATAGCTTGCATTTACGCCGCTAGCAACCAGAGGGCCACTAATTGTTCCGCCTGCTGCTGCATTAATAAACTGATCTACGTAAGCTTTTGTAGCTGCATGCAATGGGTCTGTAGGAGCTGCAAACAGGGTAAGCATACCCAACATTGCATCGCCGTCTTTAGACAAGAATCCTTCAGCACCAGTAGCAAAGCTACTCCAATTTGCGTTTGAACCGCCAGCTGGATTACTACCGCCAATAGTGTCAACGTTAGCGATAAACGAAGAGGCACCAGCCTTAACAACGTCATCTTTGTAATACTGGGTAGTACTAGTCCAGACGCCCATCCAACGAATACCTGAATTAAACTTCTGCCATTTGTTAGCAGCTAAGTCGGTATTAAAATCTGTGGAAGCGTGTGGTAAAATAGAGATGTAAGTGTTACCACCATAAGTGATAACTTCATCAGTTGCGTACTGTGTAGCAGTTGCCCATGTACCGCGCAGCTTAAATCCTGCAACAACCTTGTCCCAAGTAGCTGTAACTGTTGGGTTAACGTTTTGGTTGTCGGCTTTAGAACGATATAAAGAACCACCGTAACCAACGATTTCGTTGATTTTGTATTCGGTACCGCTAGACCATACGCCTTGATAAGAGAAACCTGAGCTATATACTTGCCACTTGGTAGCATCAGTAGGTAAGTTACCTGTTGTTACACCTAACGCAATATAAACATTGCCGCCGTAGCTAACAATATCGCCCTGGAAATATCCAGTAGCATTTACGTAAGTGCCTTTGTAGCTGTTACCAGCAGTTAACAATTCCCAGTTAGCTGCAACTGTAGGCAGTGTATTAGATTGTGTTAACTTTGAACGATAGATGTTGTTACCATAAACAACGATATCGTTTACATAATATTCTGTTACAGCACTATAGTTGCCAGTAAACTTAATACCGCCAACGTACAATTCCCAGAAACCTGTGTTGCTTGGAGCATTGCCAGTAGTCTCTACTTTAGCACGATAAATGTTAGCGCCATAAGCAACTAAGTCATTAGGTACATAAGCTGTAGCTTCGTTGTAAACACTGCGAGGGCTAACACCTTCTACAAATCTGTCCCAGTATGCAGTAACTGTTGGTAAGTTGTTTGTGCCGTCTTGTTTTGCAACATAGATAGAACCACCGTATTTAACAACGTCATTCTTCTGATAAGAAGTTGTAGGAGAGTAAGTACCTTCGTACTGAATACCATCCAAGAAACGTGACCAGTAAACTGCGTTAGGAGGAGTGATGTTGATAGAGTCTTTAATAGCAACATACACAACGCCACCGTGTGCAACACCGTCACCAACTTTATAGTTGCCGGTTGTGCTAAAAGAACCCAAGAAGTTGAAACCTTCTACCATCAACGCCCAATAAGCGGTATCAGTAGGTAAGATTCCTGATGTTTTTAATGCGTATGTATACACATATACGTTACCACCGTACTTAACGATATCATTTGATTCGTATGTAGTGGCATTGCTCCACTGACCAGCGAAGTGGAAGCGTAATTTTCCTAGATCAATAAGTTGACTCATATTATATTAGCCTCATAAGTAAGTGTCCTTTGTTACCCCACTCAAATTGAATAGTATCTTTTGACCAAACCCATTGTTTGTAATCATACTTATCAATCACGCCTTCTTGAGGCAACGAGACTGGAGTGTCCCCGTCTAAAATTTCTATGTTTAGATTGCCTGTGTCAGGGTCTAGACGGAACCCGTATAACACTTTATCGGCTAAATCTGAGCCTTCATAAAACCCACCCATTATGAGACTCCTTGTAATATTGAGAAGACTGCATCAATGCTAGAATCTACTTTGGCGGAGATAACTAATTTATCCCCTGTGGCAAGAACTAACTTATTACCTTTTGATAATTCGTATGGATCGCCTGCATCTATTCTTTTGTCTTTGTGAATGTAGGTATCTTCCGATCCCCTACGAATTTTTAATGTAAAAGGAATAGTAGTACTCTTTAGGTTTGATATACTACCACCGATTACAATACATTTTTCTGGTGCTGTAAAGCTAATTACTTCTGAAGTACCTACAGCACGCGAAATCGCATTTACGAATATTGTTGCCATATTTTACCCCAATGCAATAGCCATAATAATAGCTTTTTCAGTTGCTATTGTTTCTATTAAGGCACTTCCACCGCCACCGCCAGTGCTAAAACTAGAAATGGTGTTATTGGACTTTTTAAAGTACATAACACCATCTGTATCGTTTATAGCAACTTCGCCTGGTTCCAGATCCTCTACTTCCGGTACTGCGCCGGGAACTGAACTGCGCTTTAATTTAATTACTGTCGACATATAGTTCCCTTGTAGTATTAATAACTTCCGCCATCAACTTGTACTAACTCTACCAAACCATCAGTTACTGTAAACTGTGTGTTTAAGAATTTAGATAAACCTTTGATTAGCGTTGTAGCTGTTGGAATAACTGTTTGTGAAACTGCAGTTACCAAGCCCTTGGCATTAACTGTTAAGGTGGGCACTGTTACGGAATCGCCGTAAGTTCCAACGTTTGTGTTAACTGTGGCTAAAGTAAGAGCTGCTGAAACTGCTGCACTTCCATCCACTGCTGTTAAGGTAGCTGTTGCGTCGCCTGTTAAACTCAAGTTACGAGCTGTTTTCCACTTTGTGGCAGTTGCAGCATTACCAACTAACTCAGCATAAACATTTGTGACTGTTAAGTCTTTGTTCATTACCCAGCGATCATCGCCGCTGTTGTACAGGATGGTAGCAGGAACTGTTGGCCCCATGATTGTCAGACCACCACCGTCAGCCATTGCTGCACTAGTAGCGTCTTTGGCTAATTCAATGTTTTTGTCACCGATTGCAACTGTTGTTGAATTAACTGTTGTAACTGTACCTAACACTGTTAAGTTACCAGTAATAGAGGCATTGCCGTCAATGTTAATGCTGGTAGCCGTAATGTCGTTAGAGTATAAAACTCCGTTGACTGTTACATCGTTGAACGTAACATTTGATGTAGGTGCAAGTGCTTGTGGTAAACTAATTGTAACTGTGTTGTTGGTAACTGCTGTAGAAACTCCAGTACCACCAGTAATTGTCAAGGTATCTGTTAACAAGCTAACTGTGTCAGTACCAGTGTTTCCAGCAATTGCTAAGTTTGTTGCAACTGCTACTGTACCTGCAGCTGTTAATCGACCTTTTGCATCAACAGTAAAAGTAGGAATCTGTGTAGCATCACCATAACTGCCTGCGGTCACACCTGTGTTTGCTAAGGTAAGTGCAGCGGATACGTTAGCAGATCCGTCAATGGAAGCTAAAGTAGCTGTTGCATCGCCGGTTAACGATAAATTTCGGGGATTTAACCATTTAGTAGCAGTGTCGGAATTACCAATTAAATCTGCTGTAACGCGACGTGCGGTAAAGTCACCGTTTGAATCGCGTTTTACTAACGTGCCCACTGTGTTGGCATTGGTAGCTGCGTCAACCATATCGGTATAGCGCTTACCACCAATGATAATGTGATTTACAGCGTTTCCAGCGGTTTCGGTTCCAAGACCAATATAAAGCCTGTCACCACCGTTTGAGCCATTATCTGTTAAGCCAGAATAAGCTAATTCGCCTGCTCCAAGTACCCCTGGATTACCTGACGTTTCACTTCGTTTAATTCTTAAAATAGAAGCCATTGCTTATCCTTTTTAAAACTGACCAGCTTCAAAAATTTGTTTATCCAACAAATTAGTAGCTGTCCATTTATTTGTTGCTGTGCTATAAACTAACACGCCGCCGTCTTGTAGTCCGGAGATATCTACATCTGATGATGCCATAAGTGAGTTAACTGCAGGAGGGGGCATCATGCCACTAGTAATAATTCTAGCAGGTTTATCGTCTATAACTACACGATTAACTACTTGTTCTTGGACAACGGAAGTATCACCGCTTTGGGTTACAATTACTTCAGTTGTCATCGTGTAACCTCTTGTACTAAGGTTAAGTTACCGTTAATAAATGGAATAACATTATTGCCATTGTATAACTCTAAGCTATATACTGCTGTTGCAAATGTAAAGTTTTGTGTAACATTTGCTAATAAAGTGATTTGTATTGTTTTGTTTACATTGTCTAAAACAATTTGGCTGTTTTGTGTGGTTGCTTCGTGAATAACTGTTGGACTATCTACTGTTTCACGAATTTGCATACGTGCAGCATACCCTGCTAAGGGGACTGGTTGATTAAATTCTACCACGCCGCCACTTGTATATGTATTGTATGCTAAACTATTTACTTGATTTATCTCTATGGTAGTAGTTGTAGGCGTAAGCGTTGATAAATGATACTCTTCGCTAGTACTATTGATTTCTTTCATACCGCCTGCCCCAACTACACGAAATCTCCAGCCTACTGGTAGATTATGTGGTGTGGTAGTAGTGATTACGCAAGGAGCTGATTTTGCAATTCCAGAAATTGGTACATAAACTTTTGTTTCTGATTCCCAACGAAATGTCTCTTGAAAAGTGCTGCCTTGGTAGATTTTATAGTTAATTTTTGCTGGTTGCATTAGCCCACCTTAACCTTTTTAGCTGCTGCTATAGTTGCAGACACTCGGAACTTGTTAACTTCTTCGGTTAGTGCAACAACTTCTGTTTGTAGTTGCTGATTTTCTACGCACAACTGTGCTAGTTGGCTATTGAGTAAAATCATTTCCTGCTGCAAGCGGTTTAACTCAGTAGCCAGCACGCCGTTCTGTTGGCTCATGCGCTCTAGTTCTGTGTGCATTAAAGTGATAACGCTTGTTTCAGCATTAGTACTTTTCCAGTCTCTTAACAGTTTCTGAATTCCAACTGAGAAAGCAACAACTGCTAACGCAACTAGTGAAACTGTCTGAATGAGGCTGTGGTTATCTATCTCCACCATAATCAGATCTCCTTATTAGCAGTGGTTGTATATTTACTTATAGTCTAAACGGCAAGTCCGCCTTTTAGATCCAGTTAAAAGCTTGTCAAGAAAAAAAGTTGACAAACTCTGACAATTTGATATATTATACCACAAGGGCGCATAGTTGTCAATGCAAAAAAATACCCTGCCCATATAATGGACAGGGTATTTTTAGCAGTGAAGTTTTTGGCTTTTAATAGCCGCCTCCGCCTCCACTAGCAGCAAGTACGTACCAGTAAAATACTAATGTACGATAGTTGCTGGGATAGCTTGCGTCGTTTCCTGGAAAAGTTGCATTGATTGTGTAAAAACCTGCGGCGTAAGGTGCATTTCCAATGTCATAACTACCAAATCCAGAACCGTTAGTAGTAATAGTAGCATTTGATCCAATATAGGCAGGGCCTGCTACAATAGTAAACTTTACTTGTGAGTTAGGCTTAGCGTCATAGATTTGCCAAAGATCATGTACATAGTCTACATTATAGTAATAGTAGGTTGTTTGCGACATAGTGGGATAATATTGTTGTACATATCCACACGTAGGGCTGTTGCTTTCAACAGTTTGTGTATATATTCCGCCAGATCCATTGTTGTAATTTTGTTGTAGGTTAAAACCACTACAAAACGTACCACCATTTGTAGTGCCTGAATCATAAACTACTTGAAATCTTGCACTACGAACGTTTTGATTGTAGTTAAACTTTACCCATAAACGTTTGTCGCCAATGGTTTGACTACCTTGGGCAGTAGCACCAGTAATATAGTTAGTAAAATAACCGCTACCATCTAAGCTAGCTGTACCTGGAAAGCTTGTTGGCTGAGGATCACTATTGTTAGTAATAGCAAAAGTAAATCCAGTATTAGGCTCACCTTGGCCAATGGTAATTGTCATGTACCCGTTTAAGGGAACTATGTAATTATTGTTTAGATCACTAACAATTGTTACTGATTCGTTCCAAACATTAAATCCGCAAAATGTACTGTTGCTTTCAACAAGCACAGCATAAGTGCCACCACTACCATTATGGTAGTTTTGATACTTGTTAAAACCTTGACAATAAGGGTTGCCGCTAGGTGTGCCTGCTGCAGGATACACGCTAGTGTCGTTAATAGTAACTGTTTGAGAAGCTAATGGGAATCCTGTAATGCTGCCTGAACGAACACTAAAAATAGTGTTTTGACTACCTTCTGTTTGTTGGTCTGCAGTAAACCAAATTCTAATTTGGTCATTTGGATTAATAGTACCGGAATTAATCTGCCCCTGACTTGCCCAATAGGAGCCCTCTCCGAAATCAAGGAAGTACTCAACATACCAAATATCAGCTAACTCCATTCCAGTAAGAGTCCAGTAAAAAGTACCTGTTTGGTTGGTTGTAAAAGTAAATGTAACAAAACTACCTTCATTAACACTTGCAGCACTGCGTGTAACGCTATAGCTAGCAGGTGTAAGAGACGTGTCGTTGATATAAACTCGGCCATAAGTATCACGACGAGTACCGTTAGGATAATCAAGTACCAGGTCAAAAAATTCCTGTCCAGTAGGATTATCTTCAGGGTTCGACTCTGTAAACTGATCTGCTACCATTTCAATGGTAAAAGAACCTGTGTTATTATTAATAGTTAAACCATTTTGAGCACTGTTAACAATATCAGAAGTAATTGCTGACTGAAAAATCGCTTTAGGGTACACTACCGTTCCGTTAGGTACATTTGTGGTAGTTACCAAAAAGTAGGCAGTTTGACCTTCATTAATATACAAAGGACCTTTAGTGCCGTTGCTAGCTGTTAGTGAAAATGTAGGTTCTGCTCCAACAGTTACGTTTGCTGAGCGGAAATTTTTCGAAGTATTAGTAAAAATCCAAAGCGTTTTATTGCCTATACCAAAAGACGCTCCGGTTGGGGCAGGATTAAAAAACTCACCATTTTCATCCAAATAAGCAGTTTGTACTAAGGAAACGTACTCAGATTTCCAGCGATTGTTCCAAGTATCAACAGGATTTACGCCTGTATCTAAAATTATAAACTCAAAGCTATCGCTAGCATAACCACCAGTAATACTGACTGTAGTATTCTGATTAGTAGTAATAACGTTAGGCGTAATCGTTAAAACTTCGTTAGCATAAGGAATATTAGTAACAGGTATATCTAGGAAAGTTGCTCCATTATTAACAGAAATACGCATTGTTTCATAATCATTACCGGTATCTTTTGCAAACTCAAAACGCAACTCTGCTGCACCATTTTGGACAGTAAAATTACCTGTTAAACTACCAACAGACAAGTCGGATTGCTGTATACCAGTAATAGTATAAGGTACAAGAGTGCCATTAGCAATTCCTCCAGTGGTTAAATATACTAATATATTCTGGCCTTCTTCTGGTGAAGTTAAGCTTCTGCTAAGGGAGTATGTTATTGCGTCCGAAATTGTAAAAGTAATTGAGTCTTTTCCATTATCTAGTGCTAGAGTTACTGTTTCTGTACCTTCTAAGAAACTATCTGACACGGCCTCGATATAAGCATTGGAAGTATTATTGGTTACAAAAAATTCTCGCGTTAAGTCGTTTACTTGTAAATCGTTTGCATTAATACCTGAAATTGTGTAAGGCACTATTGTACCGTTAGGAACGGCTGTAGTATTAAGTGTTATTATTATACCTGTTTGACCTTCTGTAATTGCAGATTTGTTTCTAGATAGTCTATATGAAGGTTCTAGTTCTGGAGTACTATTTCCTTGATCTAGTATATTTCCATCTAGAACAATATATTTTTGGATGCCTGTTAGTGCTTGATTATAAAATCCTGCAGGGGTAAAAGAAGGGACGAATTGCACTTTAGTTCTTGGTACGGAAAGATACAAGTTAGATCCTGATCTACCGTATACCACGCTATTAACTAAAGCTACATTAGTACCCTCTTCCCAGTTCATTCCGCCTACCTTTATTAAATCTATTCCAGGCAACAAAAATACTGGATTTGTTAAATTTCCTGGAATTGTGCTTTGTTGGTCAGGTATAAGGCTGCTTTCTGTATAAACATAATTATCGGGGTCTGGCACAAATATTGTAGGTATTGCAACAGGTTGAAAGTGCCTATATCCTGAATCATAAGTAATTGCACCACTTTCGCTAAAAAGTCTTATACCATATTTAGCTATTGACGGGTTTGGTGGAGGTACTGGATCAGTTACAAATATATACGCTTTTGGTATATCGGCAACACTAGCAACACGAGTATTAGGTATAAATGTAAATATAGATATATTAGTAGGAGCGGCTTTTAAAGAGTAAGGTACAGGGCAGTTGTAGTATACACCAGTACCGCTAGGTATTGAGAATGCTATAAAACAATCATAGTCGTTTGGAACTTCATATCTTATTTCATAAACTGACCAGCTTGTTACACCTGGAGCAGAGTATGGTCGCCACATTAAAGCAGTTTGGCCACTTTCACTATCAGTATAATAAAAGTCGTTTATTCTGTCATAAGTGGAGGTAACTAAAGTGGCATTGGCTACCACGGCTTGTCGTAGATACCAAGGCTTAACATTGATATCATCAATAACGGTTTCGTTATTGTCGTTTAAAAATTTGAATCCGTAAGTCATTTAGCAAATGCCATTAAAATTGTTGGTTTACGAGTAGTAAAATCGCCAGCTATTGAGGTACTGCTTTGGTAATAAATTGTAGCATCTTGTCCGCCTGCAACATTGCCTTGAACAAGATAATATGAGTGATCTCCACTAACAAGCGGATATAGCTCTATTGTCATTCCTCGATAAATACTTGAAAAGGTTATTACACTTTGACTGTTTGTGGGTGCGGATGCTAATAACACAACAAATCTTATAAAGACCCCACCTGGGCTGGTGGAGTCATATGCAACAGAAACCCCGTCGGGGCCATAAATTTTCATTCCATAGGCCATAAATACCTCTTAACCTAAATTACCAATAACAACTCGTAAATTGCCGGCACTATATACTTTAATATTATTGCCTGTAGTTGCTGTTCCATCTATAACAATTCTGTCACCATTAAGATTACCTGAATTATTACCAATATTTAATCTGTTAGCATTTACTACTCCTGTAGTAATTCTTCCACCATCAATAACAGTAGTACCTGTTGGGCCAATATCTGCAGCACTTATCTTGCCAGATACAGTATTAGTTAAATTGGTAATCGTGGCAGTTGAGCTAAGGTCATTAGCACTTAACTTGCCAGAAACAGTACTACTTAAAGTACTAATTGTGTTAGTATTTGCTACCTGAGTATCAATATTAGTAAAAGTTACTATACCATTAAAGTTTTGGTGTATAAAAGCTGGAGTAGTTTCTACTGTTTGTGCTCCTCCAGACACAGTTTCTTGTACACTATATCTAGATGCCCACATTTTTCCGGCAGGATTATCTACAACTGTAAATGTAGTAGACCAGTACTGTGTTATACTACTAAATTCTCCAGTAGCAAAATCATACCCACTTGCTTGAGGTTTACCAGGCTGACTAGCTACAGGAGATGGTGGGTTGTAATATAGATATCCGGTTGCATTTTTTAGTGGCGGATTTATTACAGTTGTACCTTCAACACGTACAGGAGTTTGCCAGGTATACTCAGTTGAACCAACTGCTCGCTTACCAAAACTTGTCCACAACGGATCTGTTCCAGTTGCCCCAGCTACTGTAGCTGACCAACCACTAGGCACACCTGCACTAGCTGCGGGGGTTGTTGGTGGGTTGGCAGTACTGCGAATATAGATTTGTGTAATACCTTCGCCAACTTTACCATCTTTGGATTTGTTAAGCGTTAAACTCTTGGTTAATGTTTTTGCATTTGCAGTGCCAGGATAGATTGTAGCACTAAACACTGCCGTGGCAGAATCCACAGTAAGTGGGGCTTGAATAGTAATATCACCATTTCCGTCGATAGTATAAGTACCGCCACCATTATAACTAACGGGAGCAAACGTAACTGCTGGATTAGTAGAACTAGTTAAAAAATTAGTACCTAATACTGCGTACAGTTTACTAACAACAGGGAATTGTCCAGGATTTGGATCGCCACCACTGTCATAGCTAATGGTTTGATTTTCATTAGATAGACCAATTATAAAAGCATCATCGCCTTCGCGTAAGCTGTATACTGAAAATATATCAAATACACTAAAGGTTTCTCCGTCTACATTTTCGGTAACTGTGACTTTGACGGCTTTTGAACCTACAGGAGCAAAACTGTTTAGTATAAAAACAGACCCAGTAGCAGTGCCTTGCGACCCTGGTGCTTCCCACGCTTGAGTTGTGGGATTTTGAATCTGCCACAAATATTGTGGAGTAATAAAATTACTTTGAACTGCTGTTAGTGTAATTGTTGAAGGTACTGGGCTATTTGTATTTTTAGCAGTTACAAAAGCCTGACCTGGTGCGGTAATAGCTACAGACCGAGCCGTTGCACCTTGTACACCTTCTTTTGATTTTGCAAAGCTCTGACGCTTTACAATGCTAAAAGCTACTCCACTACTAGTTTTACCAGTAATAGTATAGTCGATATAAGCAACATCAAGCGCATCATCCATTGTTGAATGTTGATTGTACTCGATAAAGTTTCCACCAACTGCAGGAGTTGTATCGCATACGATACCTACAGCATTAATAGTATTTACTCTCCAGCTTCCATCAATATATGGGCTTGTATTATCTACAGGTAAATATGTATTACCTTGTTTAACTTGTATTAACGTACCGCTACCTACATAACTGCTAGTTGTAGTTGTACCATCTGCATACGCAGGTATTCCGTGAGATTCGTTAGATAACTCAACAGTAATTTGTTCTGTACCATCATTAATACGATATAGTGTAAGAACGTCGCTTACGGTACCAATGCTAGCAGTTACTTTTGCTGTACCAATGGTTATACCAAGCGCATCAAACTGCGCTTTTGTAATTGTGATTGTATTACCATTTTGTGTAAAAGCAATATTACCCAGAGGTGTAGTTACATTATCTCGTGTATATGCTTGCACAGTAAATGTAGGTGTACCAGTTAAGTTAACTAAACGGGCAGTTACTGTTGTTGAGGGAGTTTGTGAACTTGTAGCAAATTGGTCTTTGTAAACAAATTCTTTATTAGGACTACTAAGTTGAATTAATGGGGCTGTTTCACCTGCTTTGGCTCGATAAACATTCCATACTTGCTCTATAACTACATTATTATAAGTAGCTGTAAAAGTAACATTGCCACCATCGTCTGTTAAACCAGTGCAACTGTATACACCTGTTACGGCATTTATAGTTGCTCCTGTAATATTATCAGTTGTAAATGGTTTAATACCGTATACGGGGCCGGCACCTGTAACTTCAGTACTTAAATTAAAAACCTTAAAAACGCCAGTAGCTTGCGAAAAGTCTCCACCACTACCATCTGTTGCTGTAACAATGGGCACAGGGTCATTTGTTAAGTAGCCGTAAACACTTATGTTTTCTTCAAGCACTACTGCAGATAACTCTGAAGAAACCGTATAAGAGCCAGGACCTGTTGGTCCTGGTGGATCTATTTCATCTTCATCAATTGCACTAATAAAAGCGTACTTTACATAGTATCTAGTATTAGGAGTTAGTCCAGTAATAGTTACGTTTAAGCTATTTCCAGAAGGCACAAGTGTGCCCTGTCCATTATTTGGATTAAACCCGCTGGTCAATGAATACCAAACCTTTACAGATGTTAGGTCGTCCCTAACATCTGTGGTTCTAATAGCGTCATATGGTCTGTCTAATACTAACTGCAAAGACTTTACGCCCGGGTATAAATGTGCTGCCATGTTTATCCTTTAAGTAATAGTTCTAACAACTATTGTTCCCAGAGTACTTTCAGTACTATAATTACCTTGTTTATCTAATGCTCTGCAAGCCACTCGATAAGTAACTCCAGCCGCTGAAAGTCTAGGTCTTGGTTGCTCCCGAAGATCAAACCTAGCTTCTCCAGTATTTTTAATAACTTTAATATTATTTGCTGTCAAATCTAATTCCCAGAAATCTTCCGAGCCAGTATCTTTGAATAGTCGGTATTCGTATGTTGAAAAATCAGGTGTCTGTAGAGTAACATCAGGCTTCACAACAATAAACGTACGCTCTAAGTCAAGTGTTAGTAGTGGGGCTATAGATCCAGTAAGGTTCTTACCAGCATTTGTAAACCAGATAGTATCAGACCAGGGCCCTACAATAGTACCAGTTTTATTACTGTAACGCGAACGTATTTTGTAAACTTCGCCAGTGGTTAAACCATTGACAGTTAGACTACTAACAGACTTATCAACCCTATAAAGTTCAGTTAAACTGCCTGAACCAAAGTCACTATCTCCGCGAATAATTTGTGACTCAATCTGCTCTGCTTGATTACTTAAATCAGCAGGGTTTGAAAAACTAACAATTACAACGTTTTGATAAGTTCCGCCAGAAATGGCCTCACTTAGTACGCTATCGCTAGTTATTTGAGTAATTACGGGCGCTTTATTAATGCTATTTTTAACAATGTCATTGTTACGCAAAGTAACATTAGCATCGTATGTTAGAAGTTCAGATAGATTAGCAGTATAAATTTGCGGAGAGTAATCAACTAAAGTTAATTTTGCTCCTGCATTGGTTGTAGGTTCTACATTTATAACTACCAGCTCTTGTGTCTCATAGCCAAGCTCTCCTAACATAAACAAATTATCGGCTTCCAGACCATCACTTACAGTAATTGGTGCTGTGGATAACAGTTTAATAGTACTAACAGTTACTACTTGTCCAGTAGTAATACCAGGGCTAGTAGCTGCTAAGTCTAGAGTTTTAGTAGTGCCGTTTGGTTTATTTTTATCGTTAACTCGGATTAGTATTCGGTAGTTTTTGCCGCCTACTAAAGTCACTGGCTCTGTTAACTCTAAGGTAGTGCTGTTAGTGATAGCCTTTATGCGGCCTGTTCCAACACCCCATAGCGGAACGTCGTGACTTACTTTAACCACATCACCGCGATTACACACTAAATACTCAAAGTCTGTGTTTAATGTATAGGTTTCGGGGCGTAGTTTCAGCTGTGCGTGATGCCATTTTGCTAAGAATTTTGCTTGGTCAGGATTAGTTACACCAGGTAACGACAAACTTTCAAACAATGTTGCTTCGGTTTTACCGCCTGTACCATCTTTGTTATATCCGTAATTGTATACTATATATTCAGAGTTTTGGTAAGATTGTTTTTCATCTACAATAGTTATTCTAAATGCGTGTGGCAATCTTGGCAGTGTTTTGGTAGACTCAAATCCCCAACTATTGTGTGGAGTAAAATACTGAGTAGTATAAGTTCTTGGTCTATCAATTACCACGGACCACTTACCATCCAAGAAAATTGGGCTTCCTAGTCCCGCTGCACAAATATCTCGCAACACATCCATAACACTCATACTGTTAGTAATAATGTTATTGTAGGTTAATCTACCACCAGAAGGGTTATTGCCGTCACAGAACTCGTGCCAAGCCTGTAAACTAGGCAGATCTATTTTGCGAGCCCACTCTAACGGGCTAATCTTATAAGCATTACCTGGATGCATTAAAATATAGGCAAATAAACTTGCTGGATTATTAGTAGGTCTACTAACCCATTTTTGTGTAGCTTTATCCCAGTCCAAGCAAATGCTTTGAACCATAGCATTAACACCATCTATTGAGCCGTTAACTTTGTTTGTACTTTGTACGCGAATGGCAGTTTTTGCAATATAAGTTCCAGGAGGATTAACTGCTGGTCTGGTATTATCAAAACAGGCTGCGGTAAAGAACACTATTTTAGCATACTTGCGAAGATCGCCTTCTTCTGAAGCATCGTTATCAGTTCTACGGCATCGTACAGCGTATCGTGCTTTAGGTAGTTGTGTAAAGTGTTGAGTGTATCCAAAAGCATCCTTTCGTTTTTCAAAGAAACCTGGCACTCCAAACACAATCTCAGTATGAGTAGTAGAAACGCTATTTAATCCTGACTTAGTGTAAGTTATTCTTACAGCAGAAGCCATATCGCGACCACCTACGTTTGTACCAGTTAGTTTAACTGTATGATTACCTGCTTCTAGGTACATTAAACTTGTTACAGTAGTACGCCAACTATTTTCTGGCATGGTTAAAACTTTGATATCGTCAATTTCTACAGTTCCTGAATCGTCTGCAGAAGCCTCAATATTGTAGTAACCACTGTAAGGGAAGTTAACCGTTTTGGTTATATTTAAAGTATCTGATGTGGCACCTGTATAGTTTGTAGGTCGCACTCCGTAAGTTTGTAGCAAGCTACTCCAGCCACTGTACTTATTAAAAGTGCTATTTACACCAGCAAATTGTGTAGAGTTAAATATTTCTTGTGGAGCAGCACTTGTTGCAGCTACTTGACCTACAGGAGTGCTATCGTTCCAAACTTTTCCTGCTTGAATAGCAATTTTTGTACCTATAGTTCTAGTACCTACAGTATAGTCAGGTTCTTGAACGCTTTCAGTTAATGCAGTATGAGTAAGGGCTAGTCCTGTATACCCAACATAACTACTTAAATGCGAAGTTGGGGGTTCGATTATACCAGTATTCGTCATACATACTGTGTACAATTTTAATGCATTTGGTGGTATTTGTGGTAAGTGGGTAAATGTACCGCCGTCTCCAATAAGTTTTGCATATGTTCCGCTTTTGTACTCCGCAATCATCTCAGGGCTTGGAGGCAGGTTAAACCTGTCAGTAGCAGCACCATCATAACGCTGAATACCACCGCCTGGTAACATTGCAAATATGCTATATCGGAATAGCGAGGTAGAGGTTGAACCATTCTCATCATAACCTGTAATTCTAGTACCTGGAAGTAGCAACGAAGAAGTGTATGCCTGTGAATTAAGCTGATTAGAATTGTATGCACCTACAGAGTAGGCGGAAGTATTGGTAAAACTCCATTCATTATTGGCACTATTATAAGTGCCAAGTTGAATTTCAACAGCTGAGGTGGCTGCACTTACGTTTCCATTTTTAACATTAATGCTTCGCATACCTTCTGGAAAGGTAAGTGCCACATCAACTCGTGTTGATTCTTGGTTAAAATAAATATATTGCCAAGGATTACCATCTGTGGTATTATTAACAAGTTCAACCGATTTTGCAGGAGCTTGTTCTACGTCTGAACCATATAAGGTATTAAATGCTGCTTGATCTTCTTCAGCACGACCGTATAGTGTAGCAGGTTTAGGAAGCTGCATTGGCAAACCGTCATAGTAGTTTGCAATAGGGTTTGCGCCAACGCAAAGATCAGTAATTTGCAGAGGTCCAAAACCCCATACAAGCAGTAAGTTTAAAACAGTTGTATCTGTTAGTGTTTCAATATAAGGAGAAGCACCTAACATTGCTGCCATCCTAACTTTACCTAGGACAACCGGGATAGCTCCGAACTTATTAGTTTGATTGTTTGTACCGCTAAACAAATTTAAGGCATTGGCACTGCCTGGATCATTTTGAGTAGGAGTACGTATAGGCATAATTGCATTTACCAATGCAATACCTGTCATGGAAATAGCCATAGCAGCGGCACTGGCTTGCCAAGTACCAGCTGCAAAACCTGCTCCGCTTATACCTAAACTAGGAAATCCAGTTGTAGCTAATTGTGGCGCTACAATAACAACGGCAAGAACAAGAAGTAATCTAAAGGTATCGCGACCTTCTGGCACTGCGCGATAAGCAATGGTTTGTCCTGCTTGCAAAACAGTTGTTTCCCAGTTTTCTTTGGCAATGGGAACACCGTCTACTACAACTACTAACTTTTCAGTAAATCGTGTGCTTAAAGAGTATTTGTTTTGTACAAACAATGCAAAATCTTGAACAGTTGTACCTGCAACAGTCCATTCACGATATACGCTTGTTTTTAGCGGATGTGGCATACCCACAACTTCAATTTGAGTATTCTCGCTGTATTTGTAAACACCTTCTAGTCGCTTATTCCACTTGATATTATCCAGTGATTCGACCACACTGTCGCGGCCTTCGCGGCAGTGCAAAAATTTGTTGTTGCCTACGTAAACGCCAACGTGTGCGGGTTCTCCGTAGATATTAAATAATACTACGTCTCCAGGTGCGGGAGTAGTAGTTTTGTTCCATGAGTCTTTATAAAGACTAATAGCCCTTGTGACGCTAGTGTCATAAGGGCCATTATATTCGTCAACGTAGCTTGGTAGATCAATACCTAGTTCTTCTTTATAGTAAAGACGAACTAATCCCCAGCAATCTATTCCATCAATATCTCTGCCGTTATCTTTGTAAGGCAGACCAATATATTTATTATAGTTCATTAAAATAGTCCTGGAAAGTAACCAGGTGTAAAACTAAAGCAAGGAAAAGGCTCTCTGCTTAGATTAATCATGTCTAAACTTAAGCTAATTTTCTGTGCGTCATAATTTACACTGGTAATATAAAAATCTGCGAAACTAGCTTCAACAGTATCGGGTGAGCCAGAGAGTACTAGCTCTAATAGTATTTTTGTTGGCTTTGTAATGCCTGCACGAATAGCGGCAATTAAGTCGGGTGAGGCATAATTTATTGTTATGCTACACTGACCTACGCCTGTTTCTTGTTCGCCTGGCAATGTAATTTCCATAGGTATAAAGTAGTAGTCATTGCTTCGACTTGTTACTCCATACACTATTTCAGCTTCAGTAGTTAAAGCCGGTAACCTACCAGTAAAACCGTCTGCCATGCGTCCAATAATTGTTGAGTTATCTGTTGCATCGTAAACAGTTAAAAGCATAATTAGTGCTTGATCTGTTTCCGAGCCATACATTGCACGTATGGCTTGTGGAGACAATCGGGTTAAACGACTCATGGCATTATTTCCATTTTTAAACTAGTAGACCAGAAACCTGGTGCAATATATTGTAGACTAAAGAACTCCCCATTGCTGCCAGGAATAATTCTGGCATCTACTGTAGTACCGAGTTTTCTAGGATGTGGAAATGTAAAACGGCTTACACCTTTTATATCGTCTTTGATGAAAGTTTCTAATCTTTCGCATTGTGCAGTTGTCATAATAAAAGATAAATTCATTTCATTAGGACGAGCTGCACGCCTGCGTTGCTTTGCTGGGCCGGCATCAGTTTGACTGCGGATGACGTTAACACCCACAGTCTCCTGAAAACCTTTTTGAGGTACTTGCGGCAATGTAGTTGGCCACTGAATTGGCATATATTATCTCCTTACCATTGAGGGACGCTGTCCGTAACTACCAGTTAAAGCTTGTTGAGCAGCAGAACCTGTTCGGCTAAGTTGATCGGCGACCATGTCACCAACAATAACTTCAATCTTACGATTGCCCTTAGAATCAACTGTTTCTGTTGTAGTTGCTTTCTCAGACGAGTAGTTATTAACAACAATGTCAACTTTACTGCCGCCATTATTGTCTGAACGGACGCCAAGATTACCATTGCTGTCACGCTTTAGGGGCATAATAGCTTCTGGACCTGCTTCACCCATTAAGCCTGCACCTTGTGCAAACTTAAACATAGTAGGAGAATTAACCACAGAATTAGTAAATGTACCACCTTTGGCAAACTTTCGTAAGCCAGCATCGTAAACACCACCTTGAGCCTCTAAGCTAAATCCTGGTAAACCTGGGCCGCCAGAATTAACTAAGGTATTAATGGAATTGTCAATACGACCCATTCCTGTGAACATATTAAATATGCCTTTTACACCGCCAATACTCTTATAGCTAGCCATCATCTGCTGTTGTAACTCATAACGAATTAAGTCAGCGATCATGCTATTAATTAAATCTTTAAAACTACCTTTGCCCGTAGTAACCATTTGCACGATAGCATCCGCCATATTAGCAAAACTTCTAACAAAAGTTGCTTCGTAGTTTTTCATACGATCAGTCATAGAGTACTGTAAATCAATACTCTTTTGCTTTGCATTGTTGTTTTGATCGATACGGGATAATTCCCAATTCCAGAAAGTATCTGCGGTAGCACGTCTTCTATCAAAAGATTCTTTATCGTAATTAGTTACGTCTTCTTTAGCTTTTTTCTCATCTTCAGCAATTTTTCTAACCGTGCTTGCATAGGTTTCATTTGCTTTTGCTTTATCATTTTCAGACTGCCTTAACAACAAGTTCAGCTTTAAAGACTTTTCTTGTGCAGCAATTTCGTCTGGATGCATTATTTGAACTTGGCTTCGTATCCCCAGTAATTCCAATTGATTATTAATACTATCCATTTCAGTATCTCTTTGCAACTGCTCTAGTGCAATTCGATCTTGAGTAAGTAGATTGATCTTTTTATACTCATTAGCAATTCTTGCTTGAGCTTGTTGTATAGTAAGAATCTGACCTTCTTTTGTCTGCTGCTCGTCTAATAACTCAAGTTGTTTAAATTTTGAGTCACGTAATTCGCCTAGAGCTGCTACGGATGCTTTGTCTTCATTTCGCTGAGCTATTGCTATTCTATCTACAACGCCAAAAATATCATCCATTAAGCCTCTTCTGGCCAATAGCTGGTCTTTGCCTTGCTTATCAGTCTCTAGCTGCAACTTGGCTGTCAATTGCGAATCACTTAAAAAATCGTAGATATTTAAAGTTAAGTCTTGTTGCTGTTTCTTTAAGTCAATTAAACGGCCGTTAGATTGCTCTAATTTTAACTGCTCATCTCTGATTTCTTTTAAGCTACCAAGTTCAATGTTGTTTTGTTCAATACGTTTTTTAGCCTCTAATGCCGCATTTGTTGCACGAGCTCCCTGAGTACTAACAGCGTACTGACCTGCGACTGTTGCAATTTCTGGTGTCATGCCTTCTATTTGCTGTCGTGTAATAGTTTTACGTCCTGCTATTGCACCAGTAACTATATCTGCTCCTGCAACAGTACCTCTTAAGTTTTGAAGCTTACTGGTTTCATCTGCGCTTAAAGGTCCTTTTTTGGCTTTTTCTTCTAAATCTTTAATACCGGTTTCTGCAAGTTCGCGTTCTTTTAAAGCGTTAGCACGTATCATAGTATTATTTAAACTAGTCATAATACTATTTTGTTGCTGTTGAAGACTTATCTCCTGTACATTCAACTGCCCCATGGCTCTGGCAATCCCTGGGCCGCTTAATCCTTGCAGTAGGTTTTTACTAATTGTTAGTGCAGCTTGTGCTTGTGCAGCACTAGCCATGCGTTCTACCAAAGCGTAACCTTCACCAATTGCTCTGGAAACAATTTTATTAAGTTGTTGATTAAGAGATTCAAAATTTAGTTTGTTAGAATCCAGCACAATTGTTAGATTTTCTAACCTGGTCTTTAATCTCTGTCTTTCTTTTTCTACTACAGTTAATGTTTCTTGGCTGGCATTGCTAAAGTCCATGCTAGCAAATGCGTCTAACTGACTTTGTGCTGCTGCTACTTGTACTGTAAATGTATCTATATTTTTAGTAATATCAGGCAGCTGCTGCTTTATGCTTTTTATTTCTTCAACTGCTCCAGGGCCTAATAAGCCTAGCACCCTTGGTTTTTCCAATAATTTTTCTAATGATCCGAAAGTGCTTTCTGCATCTTTAAAAGACTTTTGAAGATCTATACCAACAGCCATTAAGTCTCGACCAAACTTTGACACAGGGTCGCTAGCGGATAAAGTCACCCCTAGTTGCTGGAAAGACTCATCTGCAGTTTTTACAGACTCTGTAACGCTTTTAATATTGTAAGCAACTTCTTTTTGACGATTGGACAAGGCTGTTAATTCTTTGTTAGCGTCCCTTGCAATCTTAATAACATCCTTGTTATCAGCAGCAAGCATTGCGTCTCGTACAGCTTGTTCGCTTAAATTACCTACCTTTAAAACTTCTTTTAAGCGAGCTTCAGCAGCTTCTTTAAGTGGGCCTTCTGGGATTAAGCTAATCTGTCTAGCTAGGTTTGCTGCTACACTGTTGGCAAAGTCTGCTTTCATGCCTTTGTCAATAGCGGTGTAGAAACCGTCTATAAACCTGTCAAAGGGGCTAGCCATCTCGTCTGCACGAGCCAATTTATCTGCTAAAACTCCTAGATCTTCCGTTAGCTGACCAAACACGTTGCCTTTTGCAATACTTCCAGCGGCGCTAAGTGTATCGCCGTACCGTTTCATTACTTCAATGGCTGTGTTTACGGTGGCATTATTTTGCGATACTTGTGAATTAAACTCACTTACTGCCTGACCGTTTTTGCTAAATATAAAACTTAAGATACCTACTACACCGGCAGCTATACCTACCACATTCATTAAACTACCCAAGCTTCTCATAAAGATGCCTGCTTCGGTAGTTGCGGCAATTGCCCAACCAGTAGCACGAGTTTTTAATTTGTCCCATCCGCCCATAGCAGCAGAAGCGTTTACTTGTTTTTCAAGTTGTGCTAAACCATAGCGGAATCCACCTTGTTGTGTATTAGTAGAAACATCTGCTAATGCGTTTAGACTTTCTGATCTGCTGGCTGCTTGGCGACTAATCCTGCGACGAGCTTCTTCGCTCATATTAGACTTTTGAAACTGATCTTCAGCTTGATTTTGTGCGCTACTGATTTGTTTGGTAAGGTTTAGTTCTTCTTTTTTGGCATCTTTTGCACGCTTAAGTGCATCTGCATAGGCGGAAGCTTGAGTAGTGCCTTTACTATTTAAATCATTAATCTGTGCTTGAGTACGAGTAAAGTCTTTAGGATCTTCGCCGTAGATACCACTAGTAATATTCTTTGTAGTTTTAGTATCTCTTAATTTTTGATCTTTTTGTATCTGTGCAATATCTGCGACTGCTTTAGCGTATCTATCTTTAGCTGAATCTAAATTGCTTTGCAGTTCTGGCAAATTAAATTTTGCCATCGTAGACTCTACGCTTTTACTGGCAAAACTTTCTGTGATTTCTGCAGCATTTTTCTTTGCGGCTGCAGCTGTCTTTGTTAACTCACTTCTCCAGCTTGCTAAAGCTGGGATAGCCATGTTCATTAATTTTAGTGCTAAACCTGCTAAAACTGCACCTAGTAACGTACTATTATTTGCTAGTACACTTGCTATTGGCACTAAAACTTTGTTAACTAACTCCAGGCCTGCTGTAGCTAAGTTACGAATACTGGCTTCTAACTTTTGCCAGGGATTAGCTGCTAATTCAATATCTCCGTATTTTTGCTCTAACTCAGCTAAACTGGCAATTGCAAAAGCTTGACGACGCTCAAAATCTGTTAGTGTAGTAGCGGTTTTTCCTATGCTTGCAGCATACTTATCAACAGCAGGACCAATTTTAGTATATAAACCCAATTCGTCTAATAATTCAGGCTCTAACTTGGTAATACCGCGAGTTAAACGACTAACTGCGTCGGCCATATCTAAGCCTAATGCTTGTGAAGCTTGTTTAGCACCTTTAGCAATATCAGTAATTTGTTTATTGCTTAGACCAGCAGAACTAGCTTTAGTTACGCTTGACATTGCTTCACGCAAACTAACGGCTCCGTCTGTAGCTTCTACGAATTTTTGAGCCATAGTACCTAAGGCTACTCCGCTGACAGACCCTAATTGATTCATACCACTAACCATGTTAGTAGTATTCATTGCATCTTTTAAAGCACCAAAAGCAGCTGTAACCGCAAAGAGGTTAGCTGCAACTGTTGCGTATACTTGTACTAATCCACCGAGACCGCGTGATTCTTTTGCAAAATCTCGTGCACTTGCTCCTGTGGCACCCATTGCACCACGGCCGCGATTATATTCTGTGCCCTCTCCCGAGGCGCGATATCCAGAACGCACTCCAGCAGCTTTACGACTCAGCTCAGCTGCTTTTGTAAGTTCTTGATTGTATTCTTTTGTTTCTGCTATACGTTTTTTGCCTGAACCACTTGGGTCATTCATTTCAACGTTAACAATTACCGTATTCCCTGCCATAGACTCTCCCAGGCTATTAAAGTAACAATTAATTAATTGTTTGGTATCATTATAACATTATAGGACTCTTTTGTCAAACCAAAAAATTTTTACCAATAAAAAACCCGCTAGGTTTTACGTAGCGGGTTTTTCTGTTGGTTTAGAGTTTCTAATCTCATCGATTCTGGTTGAATCAATCATGTGAATTAATTCAAGGTAGAACTTTTTATCTTTGGGATGTACTTCATATACATCAAAAAGTTCAAAGATACCATTTAAGTTTTTACCTAAATAGTTTCCGTTCATGTATTCCCACTCATCCCTTAGTAGTCTGTATATACTAAGTGCGAGTTGAACCTCCATAGCAAAATCTTCGAATTCAACGGGTATCTCACTTTCAACGGGTTCTGAGCCAAGTTGTTCGCACATATCAAAGTATTGATCTTTGGTCATGGCTACAGTACCGTTTTGCATATAGCTAATTAACTGCTGTTTTACTTCAGTTAATTGCTCGTCGCAAAGTTTCCCAAGTCGTTTACTCGCTCGCTGACAAAGCTGTCAAAATCAGTAGAATTCTTAATTAGCATTAATGCGTTTTCTTTTGAGTAGCCCAATTCGTCTTCTGGATCAAACTTGCTAACATCAACCGGCGCTAACAGGTCAACATACTTAAACTTTAAACCGGACCAACCACGAATAGCTGCGTCAACGTAAAGTTCCAAGAATAAATCTTCGTTAAAGTCTTCTTGGGTTTGTCGACCCTTGAAAGTAGTTTTAGTAGACTTTTTACGTAAGTTGATTAAGTTATCACGACTAATGTAGTTAATTTGAAGCTTAAACCCAGAGAATCCTGGATAGTCAACTTCGATTGTTTTACTAGGTACTAGTAATGATTTCAGGCTAATTTCTTGTGCCATGGATTTCCTTGATATTATTTTTCTAGAGTCTAAAAATAGGTGCTGGAGATCAACCCAGCACCTGCTGTTAAAGTTACAGCTTAAGCTGTTGCGTAGTACTTAACAGTAACTTCGTTGGCTTGGTCGATATCAAACGCTGTGCTTGTATAACCTTGTCCAGTGAAAGTCAATGTAGTACTAATAACTTGTTCTGTATTAACTGTTGGGATTTGCAACATAGCTGCAGGAATTCCAACGTCAACGTGTGTACCGCTTGTTCCGCCCATTTGAATGTTGATAGCATAGCTTGGGTTAATTTCGGTAGCAGCATTTGCTAACAGACCTTGCAACAAACCACCAGTATTTGCAGAACCGCTACGCAAGTAAGCAGTCAAAGTACCTGTAATACTACGTGTGCCTGTGAAATATGTGATTGGCAAGTTAACAACACCTAAGTTAGCAGGTGTTAAGTATGTTAAGTTGTTGCTCATAGTAATCGAGCCACCAGTAATTGGCACGCTATAGTCGCTGCCAGCAAAGTCATTGATATCATCATTAACTTGCAACACAGTAAGCTTATTAGTAATAAACTTAGCGGCTGTGTTTTTAGCGTTTGCTTCTTCAACACCAACTGCACCAACATCAGCACCAGTAAAAGTTACTTTACCAGAAGCAGGAGCACTAGCAGCGATGGCGACTTGACGAATCAAGCTACCTTTTCCAGCCCACTGAATAGCGGCAATAGCATCGATACCGAAATCAATAGTAGCTGTGTCTAAAGCGCAGTTGTCGAGTGCATAAGCTAAATCATCAAACACAACAATAAGGCCAAAGGCTTGTAATTGGTGCTTGTTAGAATTAGCTACAGTAAAAGTACCAGGAGTAGGGCTTGTACCATCTACCCAGGCAGCATTGGCTGTACCAAGTGCAATAGCTCCACCAAAAGCGTTCCACAATACTTTTTCTTCGCAAGTAATTGTTGTGGAATCTAAGTTAGGGCGTAAGTATGTGGAGAATGTAAAGTCCAAAGGCTCAAGAGCAGTGTTAAAGCTACGCTGACCACGGGCAGGTGCTGCACCAGCTTCGTTTAGTGTAACAGTATCAACTGTAGTGTTCTGACTAAAAGTCATGCCTTCGAGAACTTGGATTTCCCATGTATTAGTAGTCGTAAACGGTTGTGCTTCATCTTTATAAGCACCAGCACGGATTCGACCTTGACTATCGACGTTTGTAGTAAAGAAGACTCTACTATTACGAATTAAATTAACTGCCATAGTTATTCCTTTTTTTAAGTTTTAACGTAAGGCACACCTACGAGACATTTATCTGTTTTGGTGCCATATAACGTTATGATAGTGCGTACCGCACCTGTATATTTATTTCACCAACACCATATGGCACTAATAGCCCTTCGTCGGTCATAATACTCTGAACTAAGATTTCAGTCGTTTCCAGATTATTATCTTGGTCATAAACTAAAACACGATTTGCATCGATGCAAGTTTCTAAGTCATGAAGTAGTTCTTCTAGTCTAGATTGTGGATCGTCTTGATCCCTAACGTAAGCTTTAATACTAATGTTAATATAACCCCAGGTAAAATCACCTGGATGATACTCTCGCATTTCAGTACCTGGGCTCATGTACACAGCTGGAAAGTCCTGTATTTCATCCCAGAACTTTAGCTTTGCGTAACTATTATCATATAAATTTGTTGTATATGGTCCAGTTCCGTCTATAGTCTTTAATTTTTCTGCTAGTGCTTTTACAATACTAATTCGTCTGCTCATACTAGTACCGCCCTTAATCTATTGTTAACTACTTCAGCGGCAATTTGTCTGATCGATCTGGAAATGAGTAGCTTAGGATCTCTAGATCTTGGATACTCTTGTTTGCCTCCAGTACTAAATGTTGCGTACGGGTTTTTCATATAATCGTAAAATGCAGTTATCATGCCTTCTCTGCTTATAGATAAACGCTTTACTTCCGCAGTGCTGGCAAATCTGCCAGTTCTGTAGTTTAATAAACCTCTACTAGAGCCGTCTCCCATATTACCACTTATAACATCCTGCAACTGAGAATTTAATAAGTTTTGAAGGCTTATTAAGTTTACAGAGTTTTCGGCAGTTTGTTTTGGTAGATTAGTTTTACCTGTAATCTTTTGCTTGGCAGGTAAATTTTGTTTTTTACCAACTTGCTTCTTAGGTGTAGCACCTTTTTTAGCTGTATGTCGCTTAAGATTTGGTTTGCCAGTTTTTAAAATACTAACAATTGCTTGCTCAATGTCTTCTAACATAGTATTAGAAGACATCATGTCTTTCATATAATTAGCTACTAAAGGTTTACTAGCTAACATAGCTATTTTTCTTTGTAGCTCTTGGAATATCTTTGCTTCTTCGTTTGAGAATGTTTGGTTCACATCGAATGTGTGTAACGTGACAACTACGAATAGCTTTCCAAACGTTTTTTCGATTCCTTGTAGCGCTTCAGGAGTAGTGTTTTTAAACATGTACTCTGCGTCTGCCTGAACTTCGTAAACTTTATCTAGTGCTTCTTTTGCGTACTGGGTTACAAGAGTATTACCATTCAACTCTCCGTAATCCATTAAACCAAATAGCTTTTCTGTAAGAGGGCTCGTCAAATATTCCTGTCCAGTACCTGCACTAGCAATATGTCCTAATTCTACGTTAGATACATATTCTGTTTCAAAGTCTCCAGTAGGTTTTCCAGCTCTGTTTTTTATTGCTTTTTGACTTTTAATACGCTGACCAAAAATAGTGTCTTTTAGCCTTGGATCATTTGTTACGTTATCACTAATAAACGAACGAATGGCTTTAAAAGATTTTGCCATTAGCAATCTTTGAGTATCTCCACCATCTACATAGACTAAGTAGCCTTGTGAGCCTGTAAAATAGTTTCGTGGAATCTCTTCAATAGAAGCGTATCTACGAGCTGCTTTTTCACCAACTATTTTAATAACAGTGTTGTAAATTTCTCGGAATACTTCTTCACTGTACTGCTCTTTGTTATTAATTCGTAAAGCACGATAGCTTATATCTAATACGTGTGGTCGTTTATTTAACGTCTCACGGAGATCTTCTGACAAGGCCTGTCGTACAGCAGGGTCAAAATCATCAATTAGATCTTTAAGACTTACTTTACGATTAGCCATTAGCTGAAGTCCGCCATATACTGATCTAGCACACGCTTGATCGCTGCAGGAAAGTTGTTTGAAGCAACGTAGGTAATCTGTGTTGTATTCGGATTTAAATCACGAGTGCTGTGTACAGCACCGTTGTTTCTTGAATAATATTCTATTAAATCTAATACTGCTAACTTCAAGTCTGAAGGCACTACTTCGTAGCCTGCAAAGTAAACTACTTTATATCCGTTTAATACTTCAGCAAAGCCGTTTGGATTTGTGCTTAATACAAAATCATCGCGCTGAATCCAATCTGTGAATTTTGCTAATGTGCGATAGGTCTTGCCAAAATCTTCGCTGTATCCTACAGAAGTTACGTTAACTACTGGTGATTCTTTTAAAATCAGCTTGTTGAAACCACCGTCAAAATATTCTGTTTTTGCCTCATCGTAAAAATCAATGAAAGTACGACGGCAATATGTTTTTACTAAATCGCTAACCTTGGGTATTAAGAAATCAATTTCTGTATCAGAGTTTGCACTTGTAATTCCCATGTAAGCTTTGTATTCTGCTTTTGTTACTAAATTTGTTGCCATAAATACCTCGCTTGTTTTATAAAGGCACATAATACCTTTATAAAACAAGACCCCCGAGAGGGTCTTGTTAAACAATTACACTAGCAGATCAGGTTGCTGTGTACTTGTGTGCTGTAACAGCGTTACCTAAGTTAGTAGTAACACGTGTCATGCCAGTACGGAGGCTAGCCACCATAACGCGACGCTGTGTTTCAACCAATTCTTGGGTATCAATGCGGAGACCGCGCTGGTTACCAACGATAAAGTTGCCTGGGTTCAAGCAGATAGCGCCAGCAATACCAGTACCTGGTGAAGCGAACTCTGCAGAGACCAACACGGGGCTACCACCGATTTGACCGATTTGACCAGTCAACAATGTAGCTTGTGTACCAACTTGGTTCATTGTTTGGAAGGTTGTGTCTTCCAGCAACTGGTAATATGTATCAGTATTAATGATATAAATTACTTCTGCGGGATCGAGACCCCAAGCACCCAAGCCTTGACGCAATGTGCGCAATTTAGCAACGTTCATACCAGCAGCAACAGTGTTACCGGCGGCAGTAGTGTTGGAAGCCCAGTTAGCCAAGCCCTTAACAGGGTCAGAACCAGAACCAGCACCTAACAAGAAGGCCTTGTCAACGGCGCGAGCAACACGGCGAACCATACCATCACGGATGATAGGCATCAAAGCCAACAAAGCATCTTCTTCTTCTTCGTATGCTGTATACTCGTTTGTAGCGAGTTTATATGCATTCAAAGTGATTTCTTTGAGAGCGTGAGTAGCGTTACCACCAGCAGAAGGACCAGCTGCACCAAGGGTAGCTGGCACGGCGCCAAACTCAGCGTTAGTAACCCAAGTAGCAGTTCCTGCTTCTGGATTGACTGGAATGGTCATCACGTTGGTTTGCATAGCAATGTTACGGAACACTGGAGCAACAACTAAACGACGACGAACTTCAGATTCCAAGTTCAAAGAAACTTCGAGTTCCCATGTAGCGGAAGGCACGTGAGCACCGTATTTTTGCACTAATTCGCGACCAGCTTTTGTGCCGTCGATAGACTTGCCAGCCATTTTAGACAATAAAACTGCCTTTTCTTTGTCAGCATAAGACATACCGTCTTTGGCTTCTTGGAAAGACATTTTAGATTTTGTGATTGCTTCGATTTCAGCAGCTTTCTCTTTCAGAGCAGCTTCCAAACCAGAGATCACTGTTTTGTTTGTTTCTTCGGCTTTTTCCAAGCGCTTCTCAACTTCGGCCAACAAGCGCTCAGCACCTGTGTCACCAGTAGAGATAGAGGCAACGGCGGCTTTAACGCGTGCGTCTAATTCGGCTTCAGCCTTGTCAGCAGCAGCTTTTTCAGCCAATGCTTTTGCCTGTGTTTCGGCGATGGCTTTTGCAGTTTGCTCAGCCGCTTTGCTAGCTGCATCAGCTAACATTTGTTCTAATTGTTTTGGATCCATTTCCATTTCCTTTTTGACTTCGCTGCTTGCTTCCGTTGAGGATTCTAGCCCTTTAGCTGATTCGCTGTTGGGTGCAAACTGCATTTTGAAAGATTTAAATTCTTCGGCTGTATCAAACGCCTTAGAAAGACTAAATAGTGTATTTTGATTAGCTGGCACTGATACTACTGAAATTTCATGTAGTTCCAATTCCTTTACCACAAACAGCTCTGCAGCTGAGTTGTACTCCGCATCTACGATTCGGAATCCGATACTAAACGCCGTTAAAACGCCGTCTTTTACAAGATTGAACACCTCACTGGCTGCCGAAGAGATTCTGGCTTTAATCCATAACCCTTTGCCGTCAATTCTATGTTCTACCATCCTACCAACTGGTTCGCTATGGTCATGGTATGCTAAAATTACTGGATTTTTCAAGTAATTCTGAATACCCTTTTCCCAAACGCTTACAGGAACAACGTCGCCCTGTCTATCAATATCCGTAGTACTTGCGTACCCTTCGATTGTTATACTAGCTGTTTTTCCGTCGGTGGCAGTACTCTTGATAAATGAACTGTTTAAAAACAGTACTTTACTTTTATCTACCATATTACCCCTTTATTGCTGATTATCTGTGGGCCTACCACCTTTCGACGGATCAGCAGCCGAACCCGCAATGTTGGCGGGTATTCTTATTTCGTCATTACCATCTTTTGGTTCATAACGCAATTCTTTTCTTGCTTCATTAGCTGTAATGATGCCTGCATTGACTAATGTCGAGTGGTAGGCAGCAATATCTTTTAATTCTGGTTGCAGTGCTGACACAGAGCTAGTAATTGCTTCAATGTCATATCCAAAGTATCGTTCAAGGCTTGAAGTAAATTTGCGAACAATCGGCATTACTGTTTCTAAATAGAATAGCCGTAAATTAGGTGAAATATTAGCATTATTTCCGCCAGCCAATAAGATTGGAGGAATACCTATACATTGCATAATTAATTCGTTGTGGGTTTTGATCGACTGATCAAAGTCCATGTCTTTGAAGTTTTGATTAGATACTTGTGCAGGTTTCAAGCCACTATCCAGAATTACTGGACGCTTGCCACCTTGTTTAGTTGAATATTTCTGTAACCAGTATTGTATTGTTTTTTCTTTTGCAACTTGTGAGAGCGTATTTTCCGAAGTAAGTACTAAGCCGAATACAGCTCCGTTTTCAAAAAAGTTCTCTTGAAACTCTTTCATTGCGTGTAGTGTAGCAATACTTCGTTGAGCTGCTTCTAACCGCGATGCACCTCGATAAATAGAATTTGAATTCAAATCACGGAAGTGAAATACTTCTGACTCTTTAAAATCAACCATACCGTTGTAGCGATAGCCACGAATAAACGTTTTGGTATCAGTTAAAATTTCTACGTTTGCTGAAGGCAGGTGATACATAAATACACCGTCAAAGTGTATGAACACGTTACCTTCCAAGATCAAATCTGTGAAAATTGCTTGGCGAAATTCTTGTGTAGATTGGTAAGGGTTAGGTCGGAAGTTTAAAAGCGTATTAAGCGACTTTTGACGAATTCCGCCAACAATACCTTCTGCAATCTTATCTTTTACGTCGTAATCAAGTGAAGTAGCAGCGTTAACAAGCATGCTCACACTACGATTAACCGACTCTAATTTTTGAAAAGCTTGTTGGTACGTAACCTTTGATTGCGAACCAATTTGTGTACCGGCTTCTTGAGCGATACGTGTTTGTGCTGGGTTTAGTTTTTCAACTATCCAGTCTGTAAATCTTGACATAGTTTTCCCTTAAGTAAACTCAGAGAAAAAACTACCAAAGCTCTTTTTAGGAATTACAACTGTTTCAGCAGCCTCGCCAGTATGTTTTGCACGCTGTGTTTCAATCCAGTGGGCCTGTTTGGGCTCTGAACCAGGGCGAGGAGCCTTACCATAAACACTGTGCAGCGCTACATGATGCCGATTACAAAGGGTGTAAACTTGGTCATATAACTCTACTCGGTGCGTATCAATAAACTCGTCACGAACAGCTAAAATACCTGCGTCTGTTGAAATATCGTAACCTTTTGCTTCAGCCCATTTATCTAGGAGTATTGTAACTGAGTGTAGGTGGTGCAGTTCTAAGTCTTGTGAACTTGAACAGATATGGCACCGATCTTTCTTTTCATAGGCTGCTTTAGCCCGGTCACGAACCCACTTTACAGGAATCCGTTTATTTGTATTCTTTGCCATTATTTCAGGGTAGAGCGTAACATCCAGGAATGTTTGCGGTGAGCGTCTTGACGATCTGCTAAAAAGTTAGCTAAACCGTAATCGCCCATTTGTTCAGCAGCGGAGTACGCTGCGCGAAAAATCTCAGCCATTAAATCCGAATCAGCTAAAAGTTCTTGCGTCATTTGCATAGCACCAGGCACGCCTGTTTGACACTCAACTGCTGAAATCTCGTCAAATACTTCAAATGCGGCAGGCGCATAAATTCTGAGTGCACGAAGCTGTTCAGCAAAAGTATCAATTGAGGCGTAAACTTCACCGTAAATCTTACCAAACAGTTCATGATACTGTGGAAACGAATTGCCTTCAACATTCCAGTGGAAACCAGCCGCTTTTAAGAAGAACGAGAATTCACTGGCAAATGCTGCTTTTAGCATTGCTTCGTATTCTGTTTTGTCCATTATTTTCTCCAGGTGGAATAAAGTACTCCACAATTACCTAGTATTATAGCATTACAGCAACAAAAAGTCAATGTAAAAATTTTCTTAGCCATTACACCGTGTAGGTGTAAAGAGCATAACGAACTGCATCAGCCATGTGACTATATTGATCATGCATGGGACGTTCACGTTGCAGCCCCTCACGTTGATCCCAGCGATACTGGTCAAACATAGCACGTACATTGGTACAATGCGGGGCTACCTTTAGCCGACCCTGTTGTAACAGTGTCTGCACATACGCGATGCCTGGTAAGACATCTTTTTTGGCTTTTGTAGTTGAAATGTTGTACAAGTAGGCAAGGTCTGAAGCAAATTGTGCTGCAGCCGAGTCAATAAAAGTAACTTCAACACCGTGCTTGTCGTTGTATTCGCGAAACGCCGTAGCGTGCTGCTCGGTGGTTTGTTCCGATTTTAAGTATTCATCGACAATATAAAAGCAATCGCGGTTCCAATCGTAAACGATAGCGCAGTAAGCAGTAGCATCTCTGTAGCCAGGGTCGCATCCAGCAAACGCCTCACCTTTGAGGTCCTCAGGAATTTCTGTAACGTCTTCATCTTTTAGTGCATAAATTTGGCCTTCGAACACGGTGAATGAGGCCAAGTATTCTTGTTCAAATTCGGCTTTTGACATGCTTCGACGTGCTTCCGCAACATCCGATTCAGCCATACGAGTATTTTCAGTGTAGTCAGCTTGTAAGCTAATCCACTCAGGAAAGTTGTTGTCAAAGCCACGATTCCAAAACTGCGAAAACCAGTTGTTGCGACCGCGAGGCGTTGAAATAAAAATTGCTTTGGCGTTGGGTTTGTCAAGTGTTGGACGTAGTGCAACGTTAAACGCAGCTTCGCCGCCTTCACCAAGTGCAGCCTCGTCAAAGATAATTAAGTCGTACGATCTACCAACAGTTGAATCAACTGTTCCCAATGAACCCATACGTATAGTGCTTCCATTTGATAACTCGATAATTTTGTCTTTTAAGTTGTCACGGGCTACTTCCAAGTCAAAGTGCTTGATAAGTTTACGTTGCAGCTCAAATGAGATTGACGATAAGTTGTAGTTGGGTGAAATGATAAGTACATTCGACCCTGGGACTAGTGTTACCAGTTGACCAATTACGTTGGCGATATAAGTTTTTCCAAGTCGACGTGCCAGTGCAGCACAGATAAACCTGTATTTGGGATCGTTAACTGCGTTGATTAGGGCAACCTGTGGGCGGTTGATTGTGTCGTAGATGTTTAATAGCTTAAGGTAATTTGTGATGGGTAGCTTAATAAACCGCTGCTGAGGGTCGAACTCAGTAATAGCGTCTACATTAACATCTGGGCGTGAAACTACTAACATTAGTGGGTGGCCTTTGCTAATTCGCGATAGCCTTGGCTAGTTGGATGCACCTTGTCACGGCTTGGTTGAAAGCCGAGGACTACATCACCATACTGTTGGGCAATTTGTTTAACGAATTCTTGAATTTCCAATTTGTTGGCTGGTAAAATCCAGTACACGCGATCAGCTACAGTCAGCTCGCGTAGGGTGTGTAGTTCACGGTGAGTTTTAATATTTTGGTGATCGTTGCTGCCAAGACTAATAACCACAGTTTTTGCGGCTAAGGGTTTGGTGATGTTTTGATTAACCCAATTGTAGGAGTTGATTCCGACTTTGGCATATGTTGCACACTCGGGTCTGTGCTGGGCAACGCCTGTGGCAATTGAGTCGCCTAGGATAAGACATTCTAGCATTAGACGCCTTCACCTGTAATTAATTTTTGTACTAGCTGCGAGTATTTGCTTCCGTCCAAGCCTTCGTTGATTTGTACGTTTACTTGCTTTTGCGGGCCAGTAGCTGTGCGTGCTTTTTCTAGTTGGATCTCGCGGTCAAGCAAGTCCATAGACATTTTGTGTGACATTTGCAGCAATTCGGCAATATCCTTGGTTGATCCAGTTTGCGATTCTTCAAGTTCCTGAAACTTTTGTTTGATTAGTGCATCCATGGCACGTCGCATTAAAAAGCGATTGTTGTAGCCACTATCAAAAAACACTGAATCGATATAAGTTTTGACCTCGCGGCGGGCTAGTAAGTTTGTTACCACTTCAGGGTCAAGGTCTAATTCCTGAGCTACGGCTCTGGCATCGTTGAGTTGTAGGTACGCGTTGGCAACTTCCAGTGCTTCGGGAGAAATGCGTACAGTTTCGGCGGGTAGATGAGTTGTCATGGTGGTATCCTTTTATGTAGATTATAGCAGTTTAGGGATATTTTAGCAAGTGTGGATTTTGGCACCTTAGGGTGTTTGAGAATTTTCCTTAAATAGGCCGTGTCGGGGGGCCCTTAGGCGTGGGGGAAATTATAGTCTAATAACCGCCCCTAGTCAATAGGGGTTTATCCCTATGTTGTATTTCTACACACTTGATCTTTTCTTGGTTATTCGTGTATAATAGAATACATGATGACGAAAGACACTATGAACAAACTAAAAGAATTTTTTGATCTTACCCTGTGCATGGTTTGCATTGCCTTGCCTTTTGTGTTATACTTTGCTTTTGTGATGAAACCATAATGACCGATAAAGAATTTTACTTTACAATGTTTGCAATTAAGGCTTGCGTTATTGCCTTCATTGTGATATGCTATAACATAGCTTCTTTCGTTAACCCTTGACATTTTATTAGGAGAAAATTAAATGACTACCAAGACTGTGAATTACACACCTGAGCAAACAGCTCAGATGATCGCTGACTACCAAGCTGGTACTAGCGTTGAAACCCTTGCGGAAACATTGGGCAAAACTGTTCGTTCAGTTGTTGCAAAATTGAGCCGTGAAAAGGTTTACCAAGCTAAGGCTTACAAAACAAAATCAGGTGAAACACCAATTAAAAAAGATGTTCACGCTGATTTTATCGGTGAAATGTTGGGCTTGACTGAAGCTGATACAGAATCACTTACTAAGGCAAACAAGGTAGCACTTGCCAAAATTGCTGACTTTATCAGGGCTGAAAAGACCATGTAACCAATAGGGGCTTTTGCCCCTATCTTAAATTTATCGGATATAATAACGCTATGACAAATTTTCAAATTGCTAAAGAATACATGGATAGGCGCTATCCTGATAAAACCTACGCTATGCGTGAGGGTAATGGTTGTGTTTGGGTTTCAATGGGACTCGTTGAAATGTATTTGATTATTAAAGATCAAATGATTGTAGATATTCAGGTAGATTAATATGATTAAATCAGATAAAACAAGATTGTTTCAGTTGATTTTGCAAAATGAATTCAAATTGAAATCACGGGTTAACTTTGCAAAAACTAAGGTTTTGCGTTTTGATGGTGATTCGTGCATGGGAATGTATGAGGGTGAAAAGGTAGGTAAAAAACACCTGCACAAAATCCGCATTGCCACTAGCGAAGTAAAATCAGATATTGATTTGTTTTCAACACTAGCGCATGAGTATGTTCACGCTTGGCAAATGGAACAAGACAAAGACCTAGGGCATGACACAAAAACAGGTTTCACCCAATGGCGAAAATACTTCAAGGCTTATTACGATATAGATATTGTTTCATTTTGAATACCAAGGTTTGCAGAAAAACTTGAATACTCAGGTATTCAAGTTTGCGCCAAAATTATATCATAATTTTGGAGCGGCTGTCAATAGGGGTAAACACCTATGTTGTATTTTTGCACACATGGTTTTTTGGCGTTTTTGCGTGTATAAT